CTAAACCTGTGAATCTGCCCGAATGGTTATTGGCCCATCGGACTGTATATTTTTTGCAGTTGTATTTTGATTGATCATCTCCTTAGTGTAAAGGCATAATAGAAATCCAAAATCACAATTCAACTTGTAGGTAGGCACTTTAGACATTACAACATCCTTATTTAAGTAGCCCAAATCGAGAGAAGTATTCAAACTTTTCTCAATTGCCAAACCTCCTTCCTCCTTAACCACTACGGTTATAGGTGCTAGTTGATTATACACAACAAAATTGGTAGTTTGCGGAACAAATGCGTAAGCCATTGCCGGGGCAATGGCGGGCTGTTCTGAAACAAACGAAACCTGACCAGGTGGCGACTCGCTGCCTGAGCGCGAAGCTGTCGAAGGCAGGGATATCATTAACCCGATCGCGAAAATGCAAAATGCAATAAACCTTTTCATGCGATGAATTTTTGGTTATTAATAATGAAAATCAAATTTTCAGATTTTTGTCTGAAGGCGAATGGACAGATTTAGATTGCTTCGTGCCTCGCAATGACGATAAACGGAGCGTTCTTATCACCCCTACGTTTGGAGGGGCGGGGGGAGGCTTTTACTTTGCTATAAAATACCCACCAACCATTCCCGCCAATCCCCACACCCACGGGCGCGTGTACCACTTTTTTGACGATGTGACCGTAAATTGGTTGCCGCTGATGATAGTTGCGTTTGGGTCGGACATATAAATAGATATGATGTTTTTTGATTGGATCACGTCGAGCGAGGTTTTGTAGTTATAATTGCCGGTAACATCCCTGTTCACTATCCGGCCAGCGAACGATAAATATTTATTGTTCCAATCGAATACAGATGCCCGAATTGTATCAACCGAATTTCGGTAAACCGTGTCGCGCAAAACGGTTGTAAACTGCCCGGCAACCCTTAATTCGGTTTCGAGTGCGCTGTTTATTTTGCGCCAGTTAATATCGCGGCGCTTGAGTTCTTTGAGACTATATCCGGATTCTTCCAACGATGCTTTCAGATTATCGCGTTCAATCTGAATTGAATTAATTTTGAAGGTAAGTGCACCGGATTTGTCTTTATACACTTTAACCGTGTCATTCAGAACCGCGTTTTCTATTGCAAGGATCTGGATGGTGTCTTTTTGTTTCTCAATTTTGCGGTTCTGCCAAAAGAAAACGCCAAGTCCAAGTAAAACCAGACCGATAACCCACCAATATTTTTTCAATTTTGCTTTCATTTTTCGTATGGTATTAAGTGATCTGCAATAATGTAGATTGATTTCTTATTCCTGAATTTATTATAAGCGCCTTCGCCTTCGTCTGATCCCGCTTCGTTTGTATTGCCTTCCTTCAGTGAATAGTTCCATTTTGATTCTGCGTAGATCATACCAATATGCCCAACCCTGTTCTTGTTTGGAATGAAAAACCCGGCGCTATCTCCCTTTTTAGCGACAAATGAAATAGGTGTTGGCTTATCTCGCCGGTAAACAACATTTGTTTTAAACCAGTCAGGACAATAAGCTGAATGAGGATTCTTGAGACCGGCATCATCAAATATTTGAGCCTGCAAAGCGGCGCACCAGGCATAGCCCTTTCCAAGCCCAACATTTCGGAGTATTGCTTCAACTTCCGGCCCATCATTATTGCCTGTTTTCTCACGGATTCCGATGTATTTGTCGGCACAGGCAACGAGCTTGTCACGTAATGGAGAAGTCTGTATTTGCGCCTGAATTTGCAGGGAAACAAATAGCAATATGAGGGTGATGGTTTTCATAGGGCAAAAGCCAGAACTGCCGCGATAAAACAAAACAGAAATATTCGTAAATAAGATATTAGTACTTTTTGCCATGCTGTAAGATCGGAAATACCCCCTGCTGTTTTCTCGTCAAGAGAATCCCATTCATCCGGGTGAGCATGTTTCATCCAAAAAAAAGCACACCATAAAATTACAGCGGCACCCAGAATTCCAAAAGGTATCTTTTGAATATATTCAACCGGAAAACTGACTGTACTTGTAAAACTCACGTAGGAAAATAAGCATATCGCTACAATTGCGATGAAAATGATTATGTGCATTTTGCACCAATCGATGATTGATTTTAGTGTTTTCATGTAGTTTATTTTGATTCATTCTTTAATATATCCGCAAATACAGAATCGTAACACCATTGATAATGATACTTTTCAAGGGTTTCATCTTTTCTTATAACATATCTTTGATCCCTATATTTATCTCCGGCATCTATAATTGACTTCGCATTCAAAAGTGATAGCGTATCTTTTTTCTCTGCCTTATTTTGAACTGTTATCCAAGTTACAGCAACCACTGCGCTACATAATATAACAACACCAAAAACAAAAGCTAAAACTTTCCAGATTAATCCAAGGACTTTTTTTTCAAAATTTTCATACTTAATAGCTTGCTTTTCCAAATGTTGACTGAATTCGGTGTCATGTTTTTCTCTTTGTACTTTTAAATGTGCACTGAACGCTTCGTCGTGTTTATTTTCTTGATTTTTTAAATATGTAAATATTGCTCCATCAGCTACTACTTCCTGATTTTTCAATGAAAGGTTTTGTTTCGTTTCAAAATTATTGAACATTTCGTATGAATGTACTTCAAATTTTTCCAGTACACCATCTACGCGTTCATTAATATTTGATAGGCATTCATCGCATTTGTCGGCAATTACTTTTTGTGATTCACACATAATTCAGTAGAGTTATAATTCCGGGTATCAGCCGGAAGTTTTTAAATATTCCAGATAAAATCTTGTAATTCTTTAATCGTGTTCAAGACCCTTTTTATTCAAAGATGGGCCGTTTGGCGATTGAACGAAAGGACAAACTTCGACAAGCTCAGTTGCCAAAAAAAGGCAGAAGGATATGGTTACCTACTGCCTCTTGACGTTTTTGGGTCAAACTGAAATTTGTCAAATAGTGATTACAAATCACTAGCTAAGAGGTGACGATTGCAAATCGTCACCAGCCGATGCGAACTTTGTGTCATATCCGGAGGAGCCGGTTTTGATATTAGCTCAGCGTATAATACTTGTTAATTTTTTTGATTACTGTCATGAAAGGCAACTCCTCTTTGTATTTTTCGAGCTGTGTTATCAGTACGTCCGATCCGGTAAAGAATACACGCGGAAGGGTGCATTCCGGTGTATTGAATTGCACTGTGGCGTACTTCCCGCTTACATTCTTGCTGAACTTCGATTCTGACAATCGGAAGGCAATAATTTCAACTTCCTGATTCAGTATTTCGTCCAGTTTTACCTTTGCACCGTCGAGTGGAGTTTCCTCGCTCGAAAAATCACTGAAACGCTTCATCTACAATTTGTTTGACCTGCCCCCGGAATAGCTGATATTCGTCATACTGCTCCGGATGAAGGTCTTTGTTGTTGATTACCGCAATTTCGTCATCAACGAGCGGATATTTCGTTTTCATGATTGCCCGGATAATTGCGCCACGTTCCGGGGCATCACAATTGACATACTCATAATCCCAGCTCTCTGTAACCGTTTCGTCCATATTGGTTCGGTCGTTGCGTGTGATATTCCACCGCACCTGTACTTTGTCGCCCATCTGCACGATAGCATCAGGCCGATTGTTTGAATTTCCCTTCATTTTTGAAATATTTAGTTGTTAACCTGTATGTGTCTGCATGTTTCAACCAACCCCAGTAACTACTCATGCTTTTGGGATGGTTTAATTTACGTTTCATTTGCTGTACTATTCTTTTCCTGACCAATGTGTATCCATGAAAAAATCGGTATCCCAAAAAATCAAGCCCCCTTTTATCAATCGGAAATACCTGGTAGTTTGATTTTAAATTAAGATTCAGGTTTTCTACCAGATAATGATTGATGGCAATAATGTGGGCGTGTAGTTCTTCTTTATTACTCCCTAGTACCACAATATCATCACAATACCGGAAGTAATAACGGCAGCCCAATTCCTCCTTGCAGAAATGGTCGAAATAGGCCAGATAAATATTTCCAAACCACTGACTGACATAATTGCCTATTGGTATTCCTGAAGCTGAATCAATAATCTGATCGAGCAATTCAAGCAGGTCATTGTCTTTTATTTTCTTCCGGATAATCAATTTCAGGATGTCGTGGTCAATGGATGGATAATACTTCCGCACATCGGCTTTCAGGCAATAACGGGTATTCTCAACATCTTTCAATGCCAGCTTTACCCGCCGCACACCGTCGTGTATTCCCCTGCCTGGTATAGTGCTGAAGGTATCGCGGATCAATAATGACAACCATAGTTTTTGTACTACCTGTATAATGCAATGATGCACGATCCGGTCAGGGAAAAACGGCAATTTGTATATTTCTCTGACTTTATTTCCGCTTACTTTAGTGAATACTTCATAATCACTGGTCCGGTATGTTTTATTAGTGAGCATCACCTGTAATTTATCCAGGTATTTGTCTGGATTGGCTTCAATGGCTTCCACTTCGCTGTATTTCATTTTGCCCTTTTTAGCCGCCGCGTATGCCGCCGCTATGTTTTCGCGGCTGCATAATTCCTGATATAAATTTCCTTTTCTTTTCATCTGTTTTATTTGCTATCAAATAAGAGCTTTCATTTTTACACTACCAGCACTCTTGATTTATTTTTTTGTTTTGCCAAGCGGCAAGGTATCGGCTTCGCATTAAAAATAGCTTAGCTGAGAACTGATATTCGAATTCGCATTGCCCAAATCGTTATTCGCATTCCGCGAAGCGAGCTCCGCTTGATCGCCATTATTCAGATTGCTGCCTGACATAACGAGCCGAAAAACCAGTATGAAACCGAGTACCCCAATACATTCATTAAATTTTTTCAGCGCAAAGCCGAGAACCGATATCCGAATACGCAAGGCCCAAAACGAGATGCGCATACCGCGAAGCGAGCCCCGCCTGAGCGCCATAAGCCAGACTGCCGCCCGACAAAACGAGCCGAAAATAATTGTACTCTGCATTATCGAGATACGACCAAAAATAATCGGTAATGTATGTTGACGAACTGCCGCCGTGCGTTTTTGGCAAAAACAAACCTTGCAAATTCTGCATGTAATTTTCGTTGCTTGCCGCCGGTAACGCTACGTTAAGATTAGCATAGTTGGCTAAGATAGTGGTCGGGTCGCTGCTAAACAGAGCAGGGTTAGGCGTTGCAAACACAGAATTGGCCCCGATTACCCGCCCGTCAAAAGTATAGCCGTCTAACATTTTCCAGATGTGCCCGAATATGTTTTCGATAAATAGAAATCGGTTGGCGATTACGCGGCTTGAACCAAACCAGCCACCCTCCAGATCAGCATCAACGCCACCGGCAGTCGAATTCACAGAGCCGTTGATGGTAGTTAGCACATTACTGCGCCCTGTATTTCGCTTATAACTATAGTCCCATGTGTGTTCGGTATATCCTGGCAATGCAGTTTGAGAATCGAAGTTGGCGTAATACACGTAAAACAACAACTGTATAAGGTGCATCGTGTAAAAATCAAAACCATGCCAGCCAGCCCCACGATTACCGGCATACGTGCGAAAATTGGCCAGCGTAACAGATGTCAGGGTTGCTACGCCCGACACAGATGCCAACTTGTCTCCGGTGGCTAATGATGCTTCGTATGCTCCAATATATATCTCATTCCTTCCGTTTCCATAGCTGAATTTCTCGTGCAGGCGAAATCCGATCCGTGGCTGTGCCGATACTTCAACATCTGTCAACACGCCGTTCACATCAAAAACTTCGCGGTAATAAATCTTTGGGATGCGTACCATTACCTGTCCGGCTGTGCCGTCGAGTACCGCGCTGCCCGAAATGGTTGGGTTGGCGGGCGTGGCAAGTATAGCTGTTTCTTCCAGGCTGTCGTTCAGGAGAACCAAGGCCACACCGGGAAGCCAAAGCTTCGTAAACTCGTAAAAACTATTCCCACTACGGTCAAGCGTAGTGCTACCGGTATTGTCGGTGTGTATTCCCCATTTTTCGGGCTGGGCATCGTTCTCCCGAACGCGGCCCAGAATGCTGTCATATTTCAGGTTCATGGCTTATTCGTATGTTAAAGTTGCGTGGTCGGCCCATGCTCCGGTAGCCCATGTGCGCGAAATAATTGGGGTCGAAATATCGACCTTACAGATGCGGTAACTGGCGCCTGCCTTATAGCCCTCATAAATGACAGTTGCCAGCGTGGTATCAATAAAATTGGCATTGCCCAAAATTTCGCTTTCGGCATTCGAGAAGAACCCAGCGTATGCCACTTTAAATTCGGCAAACGAAGCGTAAGCATCGCCATTGGCTTTCTTAAACGAGCCAAATGGCAGGTTACTGCGATAGAATATATCTCGCTGGCAATAACGGATCGTTACGGTAGTACTGTCAGTCGATGGTTCGATGCGGAAAATACCCGCCGGACATTCGCTGTCAACTGTTTCGCCGAATATCCACGTGTTTGGTAACTTTTTGAATAAATACATGATGTTAATTTTAATTTACTATTTAATTATTTACAATCCTATCTATTTACTATTTAATCATTTACAATTTACAATTTAAACAAAAACCGTCATTGCGAGGAGTTGCGAGGTACGCGGCAAAGCAATCTATTAAGCGTTTCCAATGTCGTTTCCATAATAACACATTCCCGGCGTTGTTAATGCTGCCCATGCTGTGTTGTCTGTTACAATTGGTATTACTGTTCCGTCATTAAAGTGTTCACATTTCCAATTTGCAGCTAACCAGCACTGAGACCCGATGGTTACGCATGGATATACGTTTCCGTCGATATCTGTAACTTCTGTAGCGGTACCTGAATCTTTGATTAGACGAATACTTGTTCCAGCATTTTTATCTGTGATAAAATATGCAACATTTGTTTTTGTTGTTTGAAGGGTAGCATTATTATACGACATAAGACTAACTCTTGCTCCAGCGGGATGAGACTCGGCATTAAAAAAATAATTTTTTTCTTTGTCATATAAAAATATACCATAATGATCTCTATATCCAGAGCCTCTTGCCGTGAATCCAACTTGGTTTGTAGCACCCGTATTTGGTGATGTCCAATATGTTATACCTACTTCCTTTAATTTTCCACCAACTGAGTTAGAACTCTGATTCCAAGAGGGTTCGAGATATGATGCTAAATTTTCTACATCTGTACTACTTGGCAAATGCCATCCACTAGGACAAAAGTTTGCATTACTGGCTGCATACCAACTATAGAGAGCGCCATAACCTAATCCTTTTGGTGCTTTTTGCCACACCAATTTATCCCCACAATAAACTTTACCCATTTGCTGAGTTCCAACGCTTATTGAAGCCTGATTTTTAACCGATGTTCCTATAAATATTGGCATTATGCTTCCTCCACAAAATAAATTGTATTACTGTCGTATGAACCTAAAGCATCATACGCTGCCTGTGTGCCTGTCCAGTAATTTTTAGGCGAAATAGAACCTAAAGTCGGTGGATCAGGTAATGCCGCGTAAGTTGGTTCTGTCAGTGTTAATTTCTGATCTGCATCAATACTTCCAAAGGCTGCACTTGCTGTTGCTACGGTAACAGGCTTATGAATGGTAACTGTTCCGCCTATTTTTACGTCAGTCAATACAGCAACTTGCGTTGCACCGTTTGATTCTAAGTCGTTGTAATAGCACATTGCTTCGGTAGTAAGTGCAGCCCAGTCTTCGTTACTTATCGGTGTATAAACCCCTGCTTCATAACCGTGAATATAACTATGATCTCTCCATTGTGTTTCATTTAGGTTTTCGGAAAGCCATTCTACACCATTTATCACTTTTGTAGCGTAAACAGTTCCATCGTTTCCAATATATTCACCAGTTTCACCTTCCGAAAGTAGGGTTGAAGGGTTGCAAAGACGGATTGATCTGCCGGCTATATTATCATTTTCTTCTCCAGCATCAACATATGAACTAAAATAAACACTGTCGTTGGCATCATTGCTATGTATATTTAAATATTCCTTAATTCCTTGAAATGTTCCACTGTAATTTCTCTGTCCAGTTCCTCTAGCATTAAATTTAAATTCATTTGTACCTTCATTTGTGTTCCAATATATTAATCCAATACTTTTTAATTTATTTCCATTAGGAGCCCCTCCTATTGCGGTAATAAGTGAATTAATATGGGTGTTTGTAGGCACTACCCAATCATCATAACTACTCAAACTTCCAGTTCCCGATCCTTGTGTGACATACAAATTATACAAAGCACCGTATTCAATTTTAACCTCCGTGACGCCATTATCAATTTTAACAATCGGCGTATCTGGGGTAATTAAATTAGTTATCTGCCCGGAAGTTAGATGATAAAATTCGTCAAGTTCATCACTACCTCCTTGTTTTTCGGTGGTTGAGTTATGCTTACCATCCGGCGGCACATAATTTGCCAACCATTTCAAAAATACCGGATCAGTTTCAGTATTTTCAACCGGTGCAATACCCTTTTGAATTTTGATCATGTCAAAGTCAATAGTGGTATTTCCGGAAACGCCTGCGCCACAACCGGTGAAAGCCACCCGAAGCGTATTAATCAGGTTTGTGGTCGATTTAAAGTCTGCAAACGGAATAGTAAGTGTTTGGTAGTCTGTAAGCGAAGAGTTGAATCCGTATTGCCCGTCTTTAATATACACCGGTTGACTTTTCACCGTCCACACATCGGCCAATTTTAGATAAATACTTTCGGTTGCTCCAAATGTCCGTGAAGTTCGGACACTTAAAATAAGGTTCGAATTGCTGATATTTACGTCAGTATCCTTCGAGTACGAAAATATTATCCCACCAAATTTGTAAGGCAAAAACGTTGCCCTTGTTTGTTTCGTTCCGGCAAAATGTGAAGCGGTATTATCAAAATCAACAGTTGCGCCATCTTTGGCAATTATCAAGGCCGTAGCCCATTCTACATTTTCGTTAAAGATTATTTCTTCCTCAATTGTAGTATCCGGCGAGGTACTTCCGGCCTTTACCAGTACATTTTGAAGAAACAGCTGAGTAAATGGATCTAATTCAGTTGCAACCGGGTCAGCCGAAGCCACTCCTGTAATTACATCAGTTGCGGGACTGCTATCAGCGTAAAATGTATCTATCCGGTCATACGTTGCATCAGCCGCAGCCAATGCTACATCGTGTGTCTCGACCGAAAAATAATTGCCCTGAATGTGAAATTTGTAAATAGATAATCTAAAGGTATAATCATGAAGCCAAGTTATCGTTCCAAAATCGGCATAACTCAAATCTTTCTTTTTAAGGTGTAAAACCTGATCACTACCAATCGTTGCTTCGTCAGATGATTCCGGTGCAATAGTTACAGGTACATCTTCTCCGTTTGCCATAATCGAAAATTCAATGTATTCAAGCACATCATCAATCACTTCAGCCAACTCATCGTCTGTCACATAATCATCAAGATTGATAGTCAATACCTGATCTTCGTCAATACTTAACAGTTCTTTCGATTCTTCGGCAATGGTAACAGGTTGATGCGACGGCGGTATCTCAACAAAATTTTCATCAGCAAGGCCGCCGATGAAAGCGTAATATTTTGTATCAAAATTAGTTGCTTCATCAGGCCATTCACTAAAAGAATAAGTTTCAGATGTCTCATATCCATCTTTCGTCAATACCGCAACCTGAACGGACGCGCTTCTTATGTCTGGAATAATTCTGGCCAGGTAGTCTGTAATGGTTTCTACTTTTACCGTTTGTGCTACCCTATCTACAACATAATTGCACACCTTCTCGTCAAAAGGGCCAGGTATCTGAGCTTCAAATGTCCTTTTTATCGCTGTCATGGTGTGGTTTTAATTTTTACCCAAAAAGGGCATGATTTTGTAGTTGCAAAACTTTCGGTATCTCGGTAAACATTATTGTTTTTATGCCCGGATCTGATATCAAGCGGAACAAGCATTTCAAACGTTGAGATTTCACCAATGTCATCACCTATCTCCAGGTACCGATCAACCGGAATTGATATGAAAATATTATTGTATCCGGAAAGAGCAGGACTGCTTATGTTTTTCTTTATGTTTTCGGTATAGGTAATTTCAGCCTCAGTGGCAATAGCTTCATCAAACGTTCCGTTACCAACTCTAATATAGGCATAACTGGGATCAGGTGCCGGGGGTTCAGGTAACGGGCAAACCGTCAAATTAGTTTCTGAAAACGGGTACGAAGCCCCGGAATTTACCCAGTCGGAACCGGTCTTTTTGGTTTGTTTCTGGCGGGTACCGATCTGAATGCCGGTATTTTCATCATTTTCGTCCCAAACGCAACTTACATCGGTGTCAACATAACGCACCTGGGTAACAGGCACGGTCCGCGTCACGTTCCCGGAATTACTCCAGTCACTGTTGAAAGAGCGGCCAGTATCGGCGCCATTCAAAACACTTATCAGTATGTTGATAAAACCCTCATATATACGTTCGCGGTAATATTCTTTGCCGATTACGATCGTAGCTTCAGTAACTGCTTCATCAGCCGGTACCTTGCCATATATATAATGGATGCCATCATCTATTGTTTCCACCCGGTCGCCGTAAACCATCAGTGCGCGGTGTATCGGTGTTGTGTCCGGCACGAGTACATCGGCCAGCGAAATAATATCTTCGCCTTCAACAGCCTCTGTGGTAGTTGCCGTATGCGTTGCAGTTGTGGCTTCCGAACCGCCGTCAGCCGTGCAGGTAATAACAGCATCGCCAATCCAATCTTCATCGTAATTTACTTCGCCGTTTTTTTCGTTGATGGTATTACCGGCCAGTAACGAATCGGCATCGAGCGAATAAGTTAGCAGCGTAGCATTTACCGCAGTGGCCGTGTAGGTCACCTTTTTATGCCGCTGGATCCGTTCGGAAGTTTCGCCCAGCGCAAAGACAGGATCGCCCAGCGTAGGATCTTCTTCGTCAACCGGTGGGAGCACCGGGACCAGCGGGATCATCATTTCACGGATCGAGTTCCAGTTGTGGATAAACAATTTACCACCGGTAAAGCTTACTATTTCCACGCCATCAACCACGGCGCACGAAAAGATGATGCCGTCAGGGTGCCATTCGCAATTAATGTGCCGCCTCGGTATATCGCGCCAAAGGGCACGAATGATTTCCTTCATCTTTGTGTCGGTGGTAAGCGCCAATGTACCTGAGATTCCGCGTTTCATACGGCCTCCCCCCTGCCCCTCCGAAGGAGGGGTGATTTGCGATCCGTTATATTGAAATTGTTCCTATTCATATCATTATCTCATTCAATGCGTTCTTACTCCCTCCCCTTTGGGGAGGGTCGGGGAAGGGCTTTATTCTACTTTAAATCCTTTGATCTCAGTCTCCCCGATCCGATCTTCATAAATATCGCAGCTCATTTCGTCAATCATAAATTCGCCTTCGCGGGTGCGGTACTTGTCACAAATATTGTAAATGAGGTGACGCAGTGTATTTACAGGAAAATCGAAAGTTCCGGTTACTTCCAGGCGATTTGCCCAAAACGCGTTCCAGTTTTTCCAGCATGTTGGCAATATTCCTTTTCCTGCTTTTTCGTAATCCAACGAGAAAGTGTCTGTTTCGGGCCCCCCATGGTTGTTGCCGGCATAAACAAGCAGCCGGGGCGCGAACGGCTGTAGTTTTGCTTTCCACGAATTCATATTTCCCTGCTGGTTGACAAGGGTATTCGTTGCATCGCCAAAACAAGTGCCCCACGATGTTTTAATTTCTTCAACTTCCTTGCGGCCATATTGATACCATCCGTTTTGCAGTCCGATAGAAAATTCAGCCCAGCCCAAAACATCAACTGTAGTTTCGTCCAGTGTCGTTTGATCGACTATTGTCTGAGTAATCATCCGATACTCGAAATAAGAATTTGCTGCTGTAACCCATCGGATATCACCTTCAACTGGCGCGGTTACGGCTAACAGCGCTTCCCAGTTGGCAACAGCGGTTTTAATGTCGGCCCTGCGATCGGTGATGTCGGTAAACCTTTCCTCGAAAACAAGGTCCTTGGTATCGTTTTCGTGCGTGAAATTAAGGGCAACGCATTTTTTTTCGCCAATATCCCATGTCCCTAAAAAATAGCGGTCCAGATCGGTAGCCGTACCGGTAATGATCGCTTCGCGTGAGTAAATATTTACGGTGCTATTGGGTAAAAAATGGAAGCAAGTGTTCAGCGTATTTTGAGTTGAAAGCAGCAATTCGCCTAATTTCATTTTGGGGAGATAATCCTTTGCTTTTATTGATGCCGGATAAGCCCTGATATATGCCGATACTATTTTGCCGATCGAAACAATATTTATTTCATCAGAAGGAGCTGAACCATCTGATATTACTACTACTCCGGGTTGTTTATTGTAATCATGCCCACCATCCAACCCAACCGATACGTCGGGTATAAGCACTATCTCCTGATAACTTAAATCTTCGGTGACAGTGTAGGTGTTTGTTGTAATGTCGAAATTATTATAAATACATAGCATCCTGAATATTTCAGATACGTTGAGTATATTATAATCGACAAAAAAATTGACCGATTTAAGCGCATCCGAAATGGTTTTGTTCAGAAAAAAGAAAGGCGAAATTACAGAGATCGTTTTTGATGTAAAATCATTTGCATTCAAACTAATTGTGTCGGCAATTTGCCTGATCGTATTATCCGTATTCAACGCGTTGACTTTACTATATATAGGAGTTTTTCCAAAACAATAGCTCAATACTTCCTGATCGTAAAATTCTCCGGTTGCCCGACTATAATGTTTACCAGTTGATTCATCAAACCCGGTTTCCCAAACGGGTATTTTTTTTATGAGCCCTTTTTCCTTGAAAAAACCAGCATTGATGATAGGGAAACAACAGTAAGGGTGCGTATCGGGGCTATAATTCGCGCTGTTTGTCCAGTTAACCAATTTGTTGAATTCTGGGAATTCCAATATATCGCGCTCCTGTTCATTTTCGCCCAGCACACCAATTTCATCAATAATGGTTGCTTCGTAATTTCCCCCGGAAGCTGTTGTAATAGACAACGATCCGGACATCAGCAACACGCCCGAAAAACGGACCTCAAAACCCGGAAACTTCTGATCGTTTGCGGTGCGGTACTTTGCAAACCGCTCAGGGTTACCGAACAGGGCGCGGGTATGCTCGTTGATCGGGAACGACAAACCAAGTCCGTACCCCGATGGTATTTTCTCGAAATCGCAAGCCGGGTTCTTCCACGTTAGGCGCATGGAGAAATCCAGTGGAATAGGAATTATATTTCCATTTAAGGTAAGGACCAACATTTTATAAAATTTACTATTTATTTATTTACAATTTACTATTTAACACCAGTGCTTCGATTATGTGATTGCTTCGTGCCTCGCAATGACGGTACACAGTAAATGGTCTAATTGTTAATTTATTTATGTGCTTCAAAAACTTTGATACTGAAATTCTGGATGTCCTGCATACTGTCGAAAATGAGATTATCACCGGGTTCGAGATAAACAGGGATCAGCTTTTTGTAGGTTTCCCGTTCAGGATCGACCATCCATATTTGTTTCGATGTTAAAAAGTCACGTAACCCGCGCATTTCGTCAGCGGTTTTTGCACCCGTGTTGATTTCCCAGCTTCGTTGATCGGATGCCGAAGTAGTTACCAGGCTTGCAACTTTTGTCCCCGATCCTTCGGGTATTGGTTTGTACGATTGTTCCGATTCGGTTGGCAATGTTTCTACATATTCGCCGGTTAACCTTATGCAATCTATCCCTGACAGCGGATTGACGTAGTAAAAAACAAACTCTTTTTCGTGATAGTTTTTGTCAACTACAAAACGAAAGTGTTCCGATTCAAATTCATCATCGCCCGGATAATTGCTGATCCAGAACGAATAGGCCAGTGTTTTAGTCCCGGCTGGGGCGTGGCTTCCGGGCGGTACATCGAACCCCATAAATGTAGGGTTGATCGTAAACTCGATTAAGGCATTTGCAATCAATACGTTGTCAGTAAATTGGAAAGCGTAATTTGTTACTGCACCATCATTCGGATCAACAAAATAAGGAGGATCGGTTTCAATTTCCAGGTTCAGCAAAATTTGAGTATCCGCGGCCCATTTGCTCAAAAACCAAAGTTTCATTTCCTGAAGCAGAGAAACCTTTTGGTTTTGCAACATGTGTGTCAGGAATTTACCGCCTTCGACATATTCAGTATTAAAGGTTTTTCCGGCTTCGTTCAAAAGGGCCAATTCGTAAGGCCTGAGTTTGCCTTTTAATACTTGTATAATTTTGCTGGTTGGCGGGTCGGGCCACGAAACTTGCCTGTCGCCGTCAGCATCGATATACACTTCGCCAATATCAATTGTGACAGTAAGAGACAAGGCGGTGTGACTGGTGACTTTATTTATTGCGGGGTAATCGAAATCGAACGCGACCGGTTGATCAACAAAACCGCTGATGTCGAATTTCGAAACAAGCGCCAACGGTGCTATTTCTTCGATATAAGGCGATCCCATTAATTCGTCACAGGTAACTTTTAATGCCAGTTTATAATTCGTTTTTCCGGCCATCGCTTCATCGGTGGTGGTAACAATTATCTGTATTGGGTTGCCCGACAATTGCACCGCTCCGCCCGGGATCGTAATTTGCCCATCAACAATAACCGTTTCGTTTACAATTTCTATTGCCCGGTGATCCTCTGTGAACCAATTCGTCACCCAGCCCAGTAAGGTGCGGTATTTTTCTCCCCATTCTATGCCAATGCTACCCGGCGACGTGATGAAAGGCGCTATGTCGGTTGATGCGTTGCCGAAGCCATCTGGGAGTAGTGCCGCTTCGCGCACCAACACACCTTCTAACGTGGCTTTTATGCGAACCTGATAAAACAGCTGCGGATTAACTGCATCCCCAGGGTAAACTATTTCAGAAACGTTCAGTAATATGGGATTGCCCCATGTTTGCGATGCCCCGCCTGGAATTGTTAAGATCATAATTTTGAATATTTACGATTTTACTATTTACAATTTACAATTTGAAAGTACAGGAGAATGGAGATAGGAGAAAGGACAATATATTTACGATTTAATCCATTTACAATTTAATTATTTACGATTTACTAATTAAACCCCAGCGCGCCGATCAAAGCGGCCAATCGTAAATAGTAAATTGTCTATTCGTAAATTATTTCAGTCCGCCGCCTGTGATTTTCTTCCAGTTATCCTTCTTGCGCTCATACGTCTCAATCGCGATTGATGGGTTCCATTGCTCGATGCGATCAAGAAACCGGTTCATTACTACCAACTGTTCCACCGGTATTGCATACTGCGACTGCGACTGACCACTGCGACTGATTCCGTCTCCCGTCTCCCGTCTCCCGTCTCCTGTTGTGTATCTCCCATTTGCATACTGCGGCACCCGCATCTGGTAAATCGTATCAATCAGCCCCGGGGCGTTCATCTTAATGTTGCGCAGGGTAGGGTAGTCAATTACCATCTCAGGGCGTTCGGCTATCAGTGTCGGCTCATTATAAATACCCGTCACCGCCCGTTGCTGGTAACCCGCGTTATACAACTTCCCGTCATCAGCACCAATTACAGGGTAAATACCCGATGCAGCCTGAGTAGTGGTAGTCGCGGCCTTTTTTGTATCCCATGTACCGAGCAATGCTTTTGCAGCGCCAAAGGCAACTTCTATCAATCCCATATATATTGCTGCTGTTGGAATTCCGTAAACACCCTTTGTTGCAATTTCCCGCGCAAGGATCACTGCATACCACGCCATAATTGCGGCATGTGCTCCGTCCAAAACGGTTTCAATAAGCGCCTTCAAAATGGCCTCATTGGTTTTTTGCGTATCGTCAAATAATAATCCAATGGCCGATCCAACTCCCTGACCAATTTGTTGTGCCAATCCAACAACAAATTCTCCTTGGGCGAAAGCATCTAACTGTTGCTGCGAAAAATTTTCTTTTAATATCCGAAGTTCCCGCTGTGCATTGGTTTCCGCGTTTTTCTCCCGCTTTTGGGCATATTTCTTGCGAATATCTGTGATGGCTTGCTGAATTTGTTCCTCGGTTGCACACAATAGTTCGCCGGTTGTTACAGCTGCTGCAATCTCAGCGTCCATGGCCTCGGTATCCACATCCCCGTTTTTCCTGTTCCACCTCACCAGCACTTTTGTGTACTCATCCTGAAGTGCCTGTTTTCGGGCCAGGTAATCTTTTTCTTTAATTTCTCCCTGTTGATACTGTACTTCAAGCGTAGCCAACCGCTCCGAAAAGCTGATTGTATCCAACTTTAATTGCTCGTCAATATATTTCAGGTTAATGTCATACATTTTATTAAAATGGTTCTGCGTTTCCAATGCCACCGCCTCGTCAACATTTCGGTTGCGTTGTTGGTAGTCCTCCGCATCTTTGAGGCGTCCCTCCTTTATCGCGGTGTCAATTTCTGCCTGCGAATACCTCGAAGCCTCATATTCAGTAATCAAATCAGCGCTACGGTTCACTTCCTCCGCCAAATCCTTATCCCTGCCTTCAATCATCGCCTCCGTCCTGATCTTCGACATATCCAGCAATTTCTTGTCAATCTTCTCCTGTGCTTTTATCTCCTTGTTCCCTGCATCCGCAATGCTTCGCGCATTCTTGGCCAACAGAAGGTTTAAACCCGCCACTGCCGCTGCATCACCCTTATCATATTCGAGTTGCAGTGCAAGTTTCTTATTTAAAAACACCCGCTCGTTTGCCAACTCAGCCAGATTACGCTCATCATCCTTCATCTTCCGGTTCTCCAGTATTGTTTCCCGTAAAGTATTCTCCGTCTCCAGCGCTTTATTCTTTAATTTAAAGGTATCCTCACTCATCAGCGGGGTATTGGTGGTTACTGAGCCTGTCGAAGGTCCATTTGATGTGCTTTCGTTCCCATATTTATATTCGCTGGTTCCTGCATTCATCGTGGTATATCCCTGTATAAATCCTGTAAGTCGTTGTTTTTCTTTCAACTGTTCTTTCAGTAGGCGGAGGTATTGATACATACCATCCGATTCTTTGGCGCTTATTAAATCCCAATTCGTTAAAAATTGCTGACCATATTGATCGATATCTTTGCTATCACCCGAACTTTTACCCGATAAAACATCCGCTGCATACTTATCCAGTTGCGACATTGCGGTTCCTGCGGCAACAGTACCCCTGTCTTTTTCTATATTAGAAGTAATTTTCAGAATTGCTTTTTGTCTTTTTTCTGCATTCTCCTGCATCAGCTTATCGAAAACAGATTCCTGATATTTTAGTGATATACTTTTCTCTAATGCAATATTCGCTTTGCGTTGTGCCTCCTCAATGGTTGCCAGATTATCAGCTTCCGTAAGCATCTGTGGCAAATATTGTCCATATTGTTCGTTAATGGTTTTAATCAGTGCCACCCGTTGTTCTGTACCAACAGCCGACTTTTTCAATTCCTCAAACACACCGTTCAGGTCCATCTTCGCCTTTATCATATCATCCGACATTTCACCCAAAGCATTCCTCATTTTATCAGTCTTGGCCGTAAAAAACATGACCCCTGCAACCAATAAACTCAGTGCGCCAATAACCAATCCCAACGGGTTTACCTCCATAGTCGCCCATAATGCCCTGAGTGCAACCATGGCACCACGTATTCCGTTTTTTTGGAATGCAATAAAAACAGAATTCGCAGTAATTGTGGTTTTAATAGTATCCCACAGTCCGATAACCAACAACCGGTTAGCTTGCCACACAGAGGTAATCCATACAGCAATAGCCGTACTTTTCCATGCTGCATACAATGGTATCAATGCTAGTATCTGCCTTCCATGCAAGCTAATCCAACCCGTCAAATCCTTTAACAAATACAAAAAATCAACCCATAACTTATACACGTTATACAGCGATCCTTTCCACACCAAATTATACTCATCGGCCAGCGCCCTAACCCGCTTTTTCTGCAAATCAATCGCGCTCTGGTAGTCGCTCAGGGTAATCAGATATTCGCCCATTACCGAGGCCGAACTTTCAAATGCCTTGGTAGCTATTGCTTGCTGCACCCTTATCACATCAATGTTTTTGGCCAGTGCCGAATATACTTCTGCCACACGTACCCCCGAAACTTCGAAATCGCCCATACTCGCCACCACGTCCATAATACTCTTATCGCCTTTGGCCGTCAACTCAATCAACTTCAGGAACGTTCCGTTAATGTCGGTCTCCACCAATTTCCTATACTCTTCGGTAGTGACGCCCAGTATCCGGGCAAATTTATCCCCGTATTTTCCCAACCCGCTAATAATATTGCGCAGCGCCGTACTCCCGCGCTCTGCCGGTATGTTCACACTTTCCAGCGTTGCGCCCAGTCCGGCCAGTTTCTCCATGGGGTAATTGGCCGAAGTTCCCAGCGAACTCAGTCTCGTCATATATTCCAATATGGTTCCGGCGCTGGCCACACTCGCCTTATCCAGCTCGTTCAATACCGAACCGGTACGCAGCAACGCTTCATCAATCGGCATCTTATCCGTTACCCTGAAGGCGTTCACCAGCTTGCCTACTTTAGTGGCCGTTTCTTCCACACTGGTATTCAAATCTTCGCCCAGCGAAATCTGCAAAATATCAACCGCACCGGTAAATTTCTTGATGTTCTCGAAGCCGGTAATGCCCAACATACCCGCTATACGCGCAATAGCCAGCAAATCGTCGCTCTTGGTCGGGGTCTGCATCCGGTCAAACTCGCGTTTCAGCTTCATGGCTTCCTCCCGCGTCAGTCCCGAAGTCTTCATCACTCCTGATAGTGTCCGGTCAAGCAACCCAATCCACTCCACCGTTTTCGAAACTGCCGATCCAATACCAAATACAGCAATCGAGATCCACCCTATTGCTGCGCTGTATTTGTTCGCCTCACGCGCCCATTTACTCCATGCCTGGCTCAGTCGGCTGGCTCCGGTGGTCATAGTGGTAACGCGGGTATTTACTTCCTGTATTTCATTTCGTAGCAGCCTCATTGCTTTAGGGTCCGAAGCATTGGCCAACTGTATTTTTAAAACTTTAAGGTAGGTATTCAACTGGTTAACGGTCAATCCTGCTATTCCAATCTCTTTGCGCAAATTCTGCATAGCAATCTGGTTGCTCTGTATCGCAGTATCGTTGGCCTTCATCTGGGCATTGATCAACTTTAGCTTGGCCGCATAGTTCGTGTCCGTTTTGACCAGTTCCCGCTTTTGAAGTTCGAGGGCTGCATTGCGTAGTTGAAACTGGCGGGTAGCATCGTCAAGTTTGTAAAGTTCCTGCAACAACTTAGTATTGCCCGGTGTAACCTTGTCCCCGTTTACAATCAGGTTCAAAATCAAATCCTCGTTGTATATTTTCTTATTCATCGCGAAATATTTACTATTTAAAATATTTACTATTTACCGTCATTGCGAGGCACGAAGCAATCCCATATTCGAAGCGAGGGGTTACTGACCACTGTTTACTGACCACTGCGACTGACCACTGACCACTGACTACGGCGCCAGCGTTTCCCTTGCCCCTTTCACCACTTCGCTCCGTAACTCATGCATCAGCCTGAAACTGATCGGGTTCAACCGTCCAAATATGATTTTGTTATGTATATTCCGCCCGCGTTTGCGTGTAATCTTATCGTTGTTCGGGAAGAGTGCCGACAATCCCCGTTTTGCTCCTTTTTTTGGCTTCCGTCTAACCGATATTCTATCACTTTTCATATCCAGAAACCGTTCATAGTCAGGGTGCACCAATTTGCTGGTAATCTCCATTGCGCCCGTAGTTGCTACCGAGTATTTCCGGTTTCCATGCTCGTTGCGCAAGGTTCCCGACACCCGCCTCGTTCGCATAGCAATCACCCTATCCTGAATATCTTCAAACTCCTTCCATTCCTCCTTCAGAATCTTATTCGCAAACTGTATCTGTATCTGGTCCATCAGAAGCCTCCCTTAACTACAGCCCCACCCCAGCCCTCCCCACAGGGGGAGGGAGCCGGAACCGCTTCGATTAATATTGTAATGTTTCTGTTCATATCATAACCTCATTTCTTCGTTCTTTAAGCCTCACCCTGCGGGGGAGGTTTGGTGGGGGCTTCTATTTTAATCAAATATCTACCATTGCCACCACCCCCGAAAGGACATTTTTTAAGCCCTCCCTTTTGGGGAGGGTTTGGGTGGGGCTGTAGGACAAAAAAAACCTCCGGCATTTCTGCTGAAGGTTTTTTAATCTCTACACAAAAAAGCAGCCGGGAAAGCTGCCTTGAAAATCGATTAATAAAATTGTACTTTTATTGAGCACTAAAATTTTTACAATATGAGTACAGAAAGTTACCTGCAAGGTATGAATTACGAAACATTCGTAAAGAGAGCCCATCAAGCTTACAACAACCGTAAGCCAGGAATGCATTTATCGACGCTGCAAAACCTGATCTGGGCTGAACAAGGAAATTCATGCGTTAAACATTTACCATCGTTTGACAAACAACTTGACCAAATTAAAAAATACCTGGTTGCTGCTATTAACAAGTTCATTTCCAGAAAAATTGATTCCGAAAAGAAGGAAGCTCTAAAACTGTTAGCGCAGAGAGTTGAGTTTGCTTCAGGTTCGGATGAAATTATTGAAATTGTAAACGAAGGTATCGAATTAACGCAGGAGTACAAAAATTACTGATCTGTTTCGGAACTAATGTCTGAAACATGCTGGAGAAAATGTTCGATTTCTCCATTTTCAATCATTTCGAAAATTGAAATAACTTCCGATACGGCGATTACATCAATCTGCTCTTCGAGAAGTTTACGAGGCGTGCTCCTGACATTCAGGGCACGCTTTTTTACAAATGCCTTTATTCGTTCCATCGTTAGTATTTTTTGTTGATGCAAAAATTCATTAATTGACCGATATAAAAAAGGACAGCTTGCGCGTCAATAGCCGTACAACAATGCCCCGAACATAGTCAACCTATATTCAGGGCATTCTTCAAGTCTCCCCCCATGGGAGGAGATTTAGAGGGGGCTTTATGGCTTTTCCAAATCCTCAATCCAATCGCAAACATACGACAGATCAACTAATACGCTTTGTATTTTCTTCATTTCTTCCGGGTCAAAATTGTCGAGATTACGAACAATAGCGCGAATGCCCATCTGTATAATTTTGCTCATGTGGTCAATTCCGTCGTTGTCGCGTTCCTGAAGTTGTTTAAGGCGGGCAATGGCTTTTTCGGTGAGTACTACGCCACCTACTTCGATGTTTGTTTTTATTTCCGGTGTGTTCATGGCTTCATCAGGCTTTTAAAGTTTTTACTGAAAGTGTTCAGGTATTTAATCTGTTCTACAATAGCCGCAGCGTCATCCGGATCGTTCAGCACATCAATCAACATCGAAATTGTTGTGTTCAGTTCTTCGCACACCTCTTTAAGGTAGCTGTTATTCTCGTGTTGCAGCGATTTGATAAAATCTACTGCGGCTTCGGTCAGCATCACGCCATTAACAAGCGTGCAATTCTCCGTTTTGTTTTCTTCTTGTTTTTTCATGATCTTTACGGTGTTAAATGTGAATTTAATATCCCCCGGCAGGCTGTGCAATCAGCCTGAGAACCGGGGGATTGTTGTTTTTACTGATTTATAATTTCAATTAGCTTTTGATTTACTTTTTCAAGCTGCTCTTCAAATTTCTTCATCCGGAGTTTTACCATCTCTTTTTTATATCCTTCCGGCAGTGGTGTTTCAATTTCCTTTTTGTAATTACTATTATACAGCAACCTGTTTTTAGTTTTAAGCAGGTTTGTCTGTATATTTTTCTTCAGGTTTTGCAACTGGGCAATGTCATTTGGCAATTCAATTTCAATTGCCTTCAGTTGCTCAGGAGCTTCTGGCAGTTGCTTTTCCTGAAAAAGATTTGCTTTTATCTGTGTCCAATCGGTTGGCGAGGCAGAAAGGCATAAGTCGCGGTGTTGTTTTTGCTCGGCAATATATTCCATCAATTGCCGGTTGATACTAATTGCCCTGTTGATGTTTAACGCATAGGTGCGGATGTCTTCGAGCTGGGCGATTTTTGATTCGTTGCCGTTATATAGGTAATCGAATACTGCCACCTGGTATTGAACGAACAATTCCTGCAACTCAGTGCGGACAATCGCCGCATTTATGATCTGAATCCAACGAATAAAGCCGCGTTTCCCTATACAATACCTTAGTTTTTTGTCTCCAAATATAGACTGACAGCTGATTTTTTGCATGTCACTTTGGCAAATTGGATCTTGTTTTAGCCTGTCCAATTGATTTCTGGTTTGAATTCCAAAAAAATCACAAAACGGGTCAATGAATATATTACCCGAGTCTGATGTTCTAATTGACTTCGTTAATGCTAATTCTAAGTTCTTTTCCATTTTAAAACGTATTATAGTTTGACCTGCACAAATATAAATAATATTCTATCATATATACAACAGATATTTAAAATATATTTCACAAATATCTAAAAGTATTTTTTTAGTCCAATTTTTTGCTATTTTTGCAATACAAAGTAATACCTAAGAATATGGTCAAAGAAGCTACAAGTTTAAAGATTGACAAGGATGTATTTGAGCGAGTAAAGACTCAGGCAAAGAAAGAAAACCGGACAATGGCAAATTTCATTGAAACGGTTCTAATCAAGTATCTGGAGGAGCAAGAAGAAAAAGAAAAACCCGCTGAGTAAGCGGGTTTTTCTTTTTAGTAATAAAAATTAATGTATGGAGGAAGTTCTTCTAATTCAAGAAACTTTCGAATAAAAGTTTCTTCATCTATAACCAATATGTTGCATCCCTGGTTATTTAGTTCTTCAACTTGCTTTAGTTTGGCGGGTCCTGCCTTTGCACCTACAACTACAAAATCAATTTTTTTGCTTACACTTGACTTATGTATGGCATCAGCCATTTCACACAATAGCCAATACATGTGCTTTTCATTAATTAGGTGCATGTCGCCTGTAAACAGGATGTTCTTGCCGGTAAATTCATTCGTTAGTTTTTTCATAGATTTGATTTTTTTGGTTTATCCCTGTAAGTTACAACAATTGAATGGAATAAAAAAACCCGCTGAGTGAGCGGTTTTTTTTGTGGATTATTTTTTAAAAAACCTACAAGTTAAAGGTATATCCAATACCAAACGTAAAACTTGATAACCGGGCAAACGACTTTTGATTTAGCTTGGAAGACATGAAGTGCGCATCCTTTGTAAATGCCGTTTCGTTACCAATCGAGAACTTTAGCCTGTTCTTTGTTAACACCACTCCAAATGAAGCCATTGGCATAAGCATCGTACTATTTGTTTTAGTCCAATAATCAGATGAATTCCATTCGTAAATTGGGTTTTTCGTAGTGCCGATATTTCTGCTGTAATAATTCAGCATGAACTTGGTTCCGGTCATAATCCCAACGCCACCGTAGAAATCAATGTTGTCGCTAATATTAAGCACAATACCACCGCCGATAATCACTTCATTAATATCAACAGTAACAGCATCTTCATTAAAGTCAATAGCACTTTTTCCCTTATTAACATCTCTAAAAAAAATATCTTCCGATATTTTTACGGTAAGGTACCCGCCCATCTTATTGTCTATTGGCTGGATCATAAGCTTTAATCCAATCGGAGCATACTCAATATTCGATTCGACTAATAGTGTTATTTTCTCCTGGGCAAATGTAAGCAGTGGCAAAAATAAGACTACGAAAATAAGTTTTTTCATATCAATCAGTTTTTGGTTTATCCCACTAAGTTACACCGTTTCCACCAAATAAAAAAACCTTCAGCATTTTTCAATCCCGAAGGTTCTTTAAGCCTCCCCCTGTGGGGGAGGTTTGGTGGGGGCTGTAGGTTACAGTCCGCTCGTTGTAAAATCAAATTTCAGGCTCCATCCCACATTTCCCAGAAAATTATATTCAGGGTCGATGCTCCGTTTACCAAAATCGGCATCCTGTAACAACTCAAAAAACGGGCTATCCTGGTTAGTCATTTGCTCCTTAATAAATTCCTTCAGTTCCTTCATGCCCTGTTGTGTTTTTGCCCATGCATCGGTACGGTCTGTTTTCGAAAAGCTTTCTTTAAACGGGGTAAGCACATAAAACAACGCAAGGTTGCTTTCGGCATAGTTGTCAACATTGCGGTCATCGCCATCGGCGCTGGGGTATGCGCAAACCAGTAACGGAAACTTCAGCTTCAGCAACAAATCTTTTAACTCCGCTTCCGACGAAACCAGTGCATAATCTACCAAAGTATCACATGCAGCCACCGCCGCAATAGCCAGGTCATCAAGTTCTGAAATTGTTATCATATAGCCTCCCCAACCCCTCCACAGGGAGGGGCTTTTTACGATCCGTTATTATAATATTGTACCTATTCATATCATTATCTTATTTCTTCATTCTTCAAGTCTCCCCCCACGGGGGAGATTTAGAGGGGGCTATTTCCTGTCAAATTCCCTGCGCTGTAGTTCCAGTTGGTACAGGCGGGTAATCACGTCCCAGACATTGGCTTCCGCTGTGCGGTCGATATTCCCAAATACACCGCTTTCGGCCAGAGCCATAATAACGCCCGACAACCCAATACCATCATCAGGTTCGTTAACATCTTCATTTTCCGGTTCACCATCTTCTTTTTTGGTTTTATGCTTCGGATCGAACACAATCGATAAGTTGCAGATATGGCCGTCCAGTTCAATGCCAGCCCCTTCAGCGTCCGTCTTCATCATGTACATGCAGCCCATTACATACTGAAAGAACATGTATTTAGCGCCAATATCCAGTTTTTCAAACTTTTTAATGCGGAAATCGACCAGTGTCGGGTTATATTTCACCCGTTTCTCGAATTTACGCGATGGAATCATGCGTTTCAGTCCCAAAAACCATTGTTTCCGTCGGTACGAAATAGCCATCATGCGATCGAGCCAACAAACCTCTTTAGTTTTCATCCATTTATCGGCGCAATACAGCAAATCTTTGAACTCCACAAAACTCATTTCGCCCAAAAAATCATCCGGCCCATAATATTTAAACCAACCAATTTTAACTTCCGGTACCAAATTCTTCACAAAATTCGGAATAACCTCGTATGTTTCGGCGTCATTGCGAGGCGCAGCCGAAGCAACCCCATCCTGTTCTTCACCACTCCCACTCGAAGCGTTCTTCAAGTCCTCCCCTTGTGGGGAGGATTTAGGTGGGGCTTCGTTCTTTAAGCCTCCCCCCATGGGGGAGGTTTGGTGGGGGCTTCTAATCTTAAAGAAAAAATTCACCGTATCGGCCAACTGCCCTTCGTTCGCCCATAAATCCCAGGCTTTATCGCCCTGCATGGGCATGTTCGCCGAATTCACCCGGTTAATCAGCCTGTCAACAACCAGTTTACGGAACATGTCCACATCAATCTCCTTTTGCTCCAGCCAGTACAGGCATTTACCAATATACGGCGCATCTTTCGGGCTAATTTCATCCCATGCACCGGCATACTCCTTATAAATTCCTCGCTGTGGTATCTGTATGTTGTTCATCCTTTTTTATTTACAATTTATTTATTTACGATTTACTATTTAAAATAAACCCGTCATTGCGAGGTACGTGGCAATCCAACATTCGAAGCATGGGGTTTAAATAGTAAATAGTAAATTGTCTAATAGTCAATAATTAAACCCGTAGGTACAAATTCACCACATTCATCCTGTCAGCAATATCCACAATCGAATCATCTGTAATCGGCGTTACTGTTTCAACAGCAATCCGGCGTTCGAGTTCCGATTCCAGCCTTGCAAGCGATTCGGTTCCTTTCCTTTCAAGATCACCAATCAATTTCTCGCGAAGCGTCAATGCCGATGCTCCATTACCGGCATTCCAGAAACGCTGGGACATGGCTTCGGTAAACAATTGGGTAGGTAATTTCAGGTAAGCTTCAGCCATGGCAAATTCAGCAACCGCGTAACCAATCAAATCATACAAATACATTTCATCATCCGTCAACTCAACCAATATACCACCCGATCCGGAACCTGATCCCGACTCCTCAGATGTTTCAATATTTTCGACAGCTACTAACTGTACCTTGCCCAGTAACGCGTTAAAAGCATCTTTTCCCAGGCGTGGAACAATACGGTCAATCTGTACTTTCCGTATCATCGGTGCCAATAGCAGGAAGACTCTGCGGTTTCGCTCAATTGGGAAATACTTTTCAAACAAATCAGCATTCCAAATCAGCAATTCGCGGGTTTCTTTATACACCTGCGAGCTGGTCCATTCTACGAACTGTTCGGCATCAACAAACTTAATAAGCCGGTCCATGGCTTTTAATGCCTTTTGCATCAATGCCAAATCATCAGCATCAATCAGCTTCAGGTTAATTTCATCCTGACCTTTGTCCATCCGCGCAACCCTGCCGGTCGATGTATGTGTGGCATCCTTGTTCCGCGCAAAATCGCGGTATGCCCAAAGTGTAACGGCATTCTGTGTAAGTTCGGTCAACGTATCCAAACGTTTCAACCGCTTAATTTCATCCGCCGCCAGCCCTTCAGTACTTTTCCTGAAATCATCGCTCAGGTAATGTGCAATAGCCTTCTCAACAACCGAACTGCCAAGGTATTTCGCCACTTCGTCCTGAGCGGCCACCACATCAGGCTCAATCTCATTGTATTCAACCGTTCCGGGTATCTGCGGAAAATACTTCTGCATCTCTTCGCGCCCCTCGCTATTCTTATTGAAAATGGTATCCATCTTGAAAATATTTACTATTTAATTATTTACTATTTACCGTCATTGCGAGGCACGAAGCAATCCCACATTAAGAGCTTTATTCTTCGCGCTCTTCCGGCTTCGGTCTCCCGTCTTCCGTCTTCCGTCTTCCCTACGCATTCTGCGTATTCGTCAGCCTTGCACTTGCCGTCAGAGTCTCCTCGCGTTTCACAATGTCGTGGTAGAAACCAAACTGCCCGTCAATATTTGGATAACGCATTCTGCGCCACAGGTTCATTACTTTAAGCGCCTGCATTTGTACAATCGGTATTTCGGTGGCTATAAACAACTTGTAATCGTACAGTTTTTCGCTGCCGCTGGCAAGTTTACCGTCAACAATAATATTGGCAAGGCTTGGCGGCATGTTGGCCCCCGAAGTAATCGCGCTATCGGCCCGTTTCGAAATATTGATCTGTGCATCGGTAAAATCCTTCACCTTCATATCGAGCGCCGTAATTTCCCACTTCATAATTTCAGTCCGCCCAATACCCAGCTCCTGCATAACCGATTCAGAATAGAAAAATTTACCGACGTTATCAATACCCGACAATACTTTGGTGAGTCCTTGCAAAACTTTATCCTTCAGGTCTTCGAGCATTTGTTCCTTGTATGGTATGCCCTTTTGTTTGCAACTGGCTTCCAGTATGGTGCGCTTGCTGTCCCAGTAACTTTGTGGCGCAACAATATGCCACTTTATGTTCATGCCATTATCGCTCTGCGCCTTCAGTATATCAGGGGCCACATTGCTCCGTTGAATCCACTTTCTCGTTCCGTGAAAAATAGGGACATTAAAATCAAACTGGTTCCGTCCAAACTGGTAAGCGCTGTAGTAGTAAATAGATGTTGGCTGGTTCAATCCTTTTACCAGGTCAAACGCAGGGTAGCGTTCAATCACTTCAGGATTTCCGTTTCGCCAGTCAGCAATAAAAATATTGCGGTTTATCCCTTTTACGTCAGGCCATTCACGGCGGCAATCGGCCAGTGGTACATGCTTCAAACTGGTTGGAATAGCAGCGCCACCAACACGCATCCCTTTATTTCCAATAATTTTTGTATTGTACTCGCGTTTCACAATCAAATCGAGCAACACATTAATAAGGTATTCCTCGTAATCCCACAATTCAAGGTCTTTACCAATCTTATCGTCCCAAAACCATTCAACAACACGACTGCCGTTTTCAAACTTAATGCGGTATAAAGCCAATCCCTGGCCGTATTGCAATCCACGCTGGCGGTTAATAACACCACCAATCAGGTTATTATCATCAATCAGTTGCCGCAACTGGTATGGAAACTTATTATCATCGCCTTCCGATATGATATTATACCCTCCGCTAATCGATAAGGGTAAGGGCGTTGTAATGCTCGGTGTGGTAGATACAATAGTATTTGTTTCACCATAAGCAGCGCCCTTTACCGAAAAGTAGTAGGCTACATCAGCGAATTCAACCAGCGAGTCATTCCCATTGTGATATGTTTTCATAATTATTCTGGTATTGTAAGGTATCCGTTAAATTCCATCAGTGCAATTTGGTAGAACTGGCGGGGCAGGTTCAGTTCTCTATCAAGGTAGTTAAGCATGTAATCAGCATTCTGATTGTCGTCCTTATGTGTTTGTGTCCGCAGTATCGCGTTGTTCACCCGCACCACTCCCTGACTGGTTTGTTTTCCCCGGTTATAACTCATGTACACCAGCGAGAAACTGGTGTTTTCGGCTGTAAGTTTTCTCATTTCGGCTATGGCTTGCCATATTGTCATTTCACGTTCCATGTACCAATATTACAGGCAACTGTATTTACATCAAAGGACAAGTTCATTTACAATTTATTCATTTACTATTTACCATTAACCCACAAAAAAACCTCCGGCGTTTATGCCGGAGGTTTTTATGGGTGCCGCGATTTCTAATCGCGGTTTAATCCTATTTAAATGAATTTAATGTTCGGGTGATTTTGAATTGCTCGTTGTAGTATTGGGCAAGTTGGTTATTTCCCATCTGGTTCAAATTTTAGGGTTACACCTTTTATGTTAGCAGTAAGTTCTGAGTTATAAATTACTTTATCAGGATCAATTGGAGGCGCGTATAGCATTGATGCTGAAAAATACAAATCAAATTTATTTTCCATTGCAAAAACAATACACTTATAAGACTTTTCTTTAACAATGTGTGTTTGTTCAGCTTCTTTTGATTTCATTTCAAAACCAAAATAATGCTTAATTATATCAATCATTGGTTGAAGCTGTTCAACTGTATAAGGTGTTTTAATTGCCAATTCTTCAGCAAGGCATGATGGATAATTTTTGTATGGAAATAACCAGTTCCAAAATGTTTTAAATGGTGTTTTCATCTTCTTCAATTTTAATGGTTAATCTTTTGTGTTATAAATAATCTCATTCAAAGCGTTCTTCAAGTCTCCCATTCGGGGGAGATTTAGAGGGGGCCGTCTTCCTTACTTTCTCATCCTTATCGGCAGCGCCCTCGCCGGTGTATCGTCAATCCACACCCGTCCGTTTGCCTTATGCTCGCTGGCCAACCAAGTGAGGAAACTCTGCATATAAACTTTGGGATTGGTTTTACCGGTTACCGCAAGCAATCGCAAGTGGTAATTTGTTTCCGTATCAAGGGCAATGTTTATTCCAATTACATCACCATCTGTATCGAGTTCTGCAATCTCAAATTCAGGAATGGCTTCCCTTTTAGTGTTCATCAACACCAAATGCAAAAACACATCCTCAATATACGATGCTTTCGACTTTGCATTAACTTCGGCAGCAGCCATGTTTAATTCCTCGTTATCGCCTTTCAATAAATGAATTAACTTTCCTTTCCGCATGGTATCATATTTTTTAAACCTGACGCAAATATATACTAAATATATTTAATATAGCGAAAAGATTATAATTATTTTTTATACCATAGCACAGGGAGTAACAACCGCTCAACATTACCATTCATTTTCAGCAAGTTCAGCGTATTAATTCAAAACAGCCGTCGCCTAATCTCCTGATCCTGTGGTTTTAAACCTATCGTACAACTTTCAATTTTCAATTTCCGTGAAGTGTTGGGCGCCCCGCCCTACTGAGCGTTTCGTCTTACGTGTCTATTTAACATAGTGATATATGACTCCCCTTGTCGTCTATACTAACCATAATATATATTATATCTTCTTCTCTATTGTCTTGCGCCTGATCACATTGCTACCTTATATTATAGATGCAACCTTGCATCCTTGCACCTGATCACATTGCTACCTTATATTATAGATGCAACCTTGCATCCTTGCACCTGATCACATTGCTACCTTATATTATAGATGCAACCTTGCATCCTTGCACCTGATCACATTGCTACCTTATATTATAGATGCAACCTTGCATCCTTGCACCTGATCACATTGCTACCTTATATTATAGATGCAACCTTGCATCCTTGCACCTGGTCACATTGCTACCTTATATTATAGATGCAACCTTGCATCCTTGCACCTGGTCACATTGCATCAGTCACATTGCATCAGTCACATTGCATCAGTCACATTGCATCAGTCACATTGCATCAGTCACATTGCATCAGTCACATTGCATCAGTCACATTGCATCAGTCACATTGCATCAGTCGCATTGCATCAGTCACATTGCATCAGTCACATTGCATCAGTCGCATTGCATCAGTCACATTGCATCAGTCGCATTGCATCAGTCACATTGCATCAGTCGCATTGCATCAGTCGCATTGCATCAGTCACATTGCATCAGTCATGTTGCATCAGTCATGTTGCATCAGTCATGTTGCATCAGTCATGTTGCATCAATCGCATTGCATCAGTCGCATTGCATCAGTCGCATTGCATCAGTCACATTGCATCAGTCGCATTGCCAGGGAAGCCTGAAAGCCCCTTTGTTTATATGTTTAATTAATCAATTTCTTTGCCTTTCCTTCAATTTTGCGCGGTTATTTTATTACTTTTATATTTAACAATTCAACAAATTAGCCTATTTTTTGTCTTTTTAAAACTTTTTTTAAATTATATTTGCCTTATTTTATTGGTATTTCAGCACATTTTCAATCTTTTTTGCAATAATTTTCAAACTATGACTTTTGTCATAGTTTTAGGTCTTTTAAGTCCTTTACTTTCGGTCATAATTAAAACGCGACAAAATGACAACTACTTTGACACTTCAGGAAATGACCGATTACATAAGCAGAATCGAATCAAAGGTATCAGCAACCAACAGCCAGCTCAAGCTGGTTAGGCAAATGAGGAAACTCATAGAATCAGGCAACTACAAAAAGTAACATAATCATACACGGCCAAATTCCAGGGCCGACAATCTGGAATAATCTTAATTTATCAATATTATGAAAGCTTCAAAACGAAGAAATCTGCGCGGCTTTTCGTACAAAAATAGAATACAACGAAAACGGACAAGATGAAGTTTTGGATAATGAAGAAATGTTTAATGAAGACGGCGAATTGATTCCGCTCGACATTGATGATTTTTTTGATGATCACGAAACCACAAAAACGGTTCTGTACGGTGATAATGAAGAAATGACCATCTGTCGCAGCAATGCTGGACATAACTTTTCTGACTGTCTAAAAAACTTAATATTATTATTCGAGTTGGAAGATTATTGTCCAAAGGTTATTATTGAATAAATCCACTCACACCATCTAATCATATTTTAATAACATCTAAAAACACAAACAAAATGAAACACTCAGTAGAAATTATCAACGAAAAATTAGAAACAGAAGCAACTTATGTGGACTTATCAAAAAATGAAGCTATTAAAATAGCAAAAAAAGAAAGCACCGAAAGTAATCAAGTGTACATCAGTGGATACAATGGTCAATGTACTGTTTACCTTAATCCAAGCGGCGATTATGAACCAACAGGTAAAAGCTGGTAAAATGAATCCCTGTCCATTCTGCCAACAACCCGAAGGGTGCCGCCACCGCTTCACCGCCGGAACCCGCTTCGGCACATTCCGGCAGCTTCAGTTTGCCGCCATCCCCTACGATGCCAAAATCGTTCGTGAACGAAAAGGCACCCAAAGCGTCATCATCTTCTACCAGTCAATCGACTCCCTCTCACACATCATCCACAACGCAGCCCAATTGTAAATCGTAAATAAATAAATGGTAAATATGAAAATGGTCATCATCCCTTCCCGCTATTCATCCACCCCCGACGAAGTTATCCACCTGGCCAGTCAACTGGCCATGCACCACCATCTCGTCAATGCGCCCGTAAAATCCGCCAACCGGATTCAGTTCCTCGGCCTCGGCAAACCACCCGTCAACTACGAAAAACGTGTAATCATCCATCCCCACGGCCACACACCCGACGAGCGTCTGCACAATCTCATGTCATTCTTCCACTGCCTCGGCCTCACCCACCACATTCATCCGATGACTTAAAGTTCATCGGATGAATATATTCCATAACTTTACTCAGTAATAAAATATAATCTATGGACTTTATTTCAGAATTACCTAAAGGGTTTCCCACTCACACAAAGGATATTAATGGTAAAATTATTCGTAATGGTGATATTTGTGGATATGACTTTGATGATTCAACAAGTCAGTTCGAAGTGGTTTTCGAAAAAAATGCTTTTCGTAAGAAATATAAACGTTGGGATAAATCACTAACAAAGCCAATGCTTGAATTTGATGGCGAAGCAAAAGCTATTCATCTCAAAATAATAAAACCGTTTTCGGCCCTTACCGAATTACAAATGCTTACATCATATATCGAAAATCGAAAAAAAATAGATCCTAATTTTGCTGACACAATTAATAAAATTGAAGAAGCTCTCAAACTAGAATAACTCATAATCCGTTCTATCTGTGGTTAACCTTTTTAAAGTCTCCCCTTTGGGGGAGATTTAGAGGGGGCTTTAGTACACCTTCACCTCATAATCCCGCACCACATGTTCCTTGCAGTAATCAAGCCATTCCTTACGGCAAATCAGGTATTTAAACGCATCGCTCATGTTGGTGCTTTCCAGTGGCAAACGGTGCGCCGGTAATTTCTCGCTATTCTTTTCCTTCTGTATCTTCTCGTTCCCTGTTCCCGGCTTTGTTGGTGCCATCTCCAGCGAGCTTTTCAATTCCTTGCAGTTAAACTGGTCAATCAGCAATTTCGGAAGCCTCCGGTCCGTCTCGTCCATAATAACGTTCATTAGGTCATACTCCTCAGTATGCAAAATATTACCCTGTCCCAGGCTCATCAGCTTCACTTCCCAACCCGTTTGTTTTCCAAATCGGTCATACTCAATCGCCTTTTTCATTTTCGTAGCCGTATCTTCTTTTACCTTCTGAAAATTATTGGCTGCCCGGTCATAATACAGGTAAAGCACCTTCTTTCGGTGGTGTGCGAAATACGTGCAAAACTGATCACCCAAATCAGTAAACCACTTTGGCGGTATAGTGTAAAAATCCTTCAGTACCCGGTATTCATTTCCCCGTGGCTGACCAATAACCAGGCTCAGCATGTTTCCCACATCCATTCCAGCCTCCAGTGGCTGATCATGCTGGCAATAACGCAGCAATAAGCTGTTATCAGTAATTGTTTCCCGCAACCGGTAACTATCCACCCGCGAATAATCGTATCCATCCGGGTAAAAATGGCGTTCGTCCAACCGTGCATAAAACCGTTCGCTCTTCGACAACGATTTGCGCATACTCAGCACCGAAATCTTAAACTCCTCAATATCCAGTGTTTTCAGTAAGTTGTCGAAATAATCCTCCGTCAAAATATCAGCGTTCGCATAACTACTCACCATCTGGAAAAACGTATTTCCCTTTCCTTTTTCTCCCCATCTGGCCATTAAATGCCGAAACTCCCACCGTTCAAGCTTTTTACGGATCAATCCAATTGCCCGTTCGCTTGCTTTATTTTCAATGGAATCATACAATTCATATTCAATCTCATTCACAATCCTGCCCACCTGAATGGCTTTGATCAGTTCAGACCTGTTCATATTCGCCTCCATGCGCAACATCCAGTCATCTTCACCAACCAAAGGGTTCGCCATGTCGCTCGTGAAAGTCTTGCCCAAAAAATAAGGCGAATGTCCAAAAAACTTCGGGTCACCGCGCAGGGTAGGGAAGAGCTTATTCAGTTTCTTCTCGCGCATGTATTTGGCCTCGTCACCAAAAATATGTACTACCGATGCACCCGCGTTATTACTGGGCCGGTCCAGCGAAGTCAGCAAAAACCGGCACCCGTTATAAGTCGAAATAGTATGGCTGTAGGTCAATGTCCGCCCCTCAATGGGCCTGTCCCACGACAAAGGCGGTTCCACGTCGCACACAAAATGCTGACCGTCATAAAAATCATAGCGTTGCTCCCAGCCGTCCATAATTGCCGGAAGTATCTTGTTCATCAGGTTAATATAAGTATCGCTGGTAAAAATGAAGGTAGCCCCCGGCATCTCTCTGATAACATCCTCGCTTCGTGCCGCAAGTATATCCTTCGATTTACCCGTACCACGACCGGCAAACAGGAATAAATCCCTGGGTTTAGCCAGCATGATGTTCATCTTCACCCAGCTCGAATAATGCAAACTACCCTCTTCCTCACTTACCCGCATGTAGCCTCCCCAACCCCTCCACAGGGAGGGGCTTTTTGCGATCCGTTATTTTATAAATATCTCTATTCATTGCAATAATCTCATTTCTTCGTTCTTATCTTCCCCCCTGTGGGGGGATTAGAGGGGGGCGTTACTTCGTTTCCTCCATTTCATCCTTCACCCCTTCATCCATCAAATTCCGTTCAGCATATCCCAAATCACCCTTTACCCTTAGTTTAACGCTCTCAGGTATTTGCATTTCGTCAATCTGGCGCGCCAGGGCATTACGGTCAGCCTCCGGTATTCCCAACTGTTTGGCGCTGGTTACAAAGAAACGCGGACGGCGCTCCAGCAATCTTGGGTCTGATTTTGTTGCCTCAATGTTAACCTTCTCAATCACCGAAGCCGCTTTCTCCAATGCCTTGTAATAACCCTCAAAATCGTTTAGCTCCCAAAGCATAGCAGCGCCCATAATAATGCGCTCAGCCAGGTACAAAAACCACGAATTCTTTTTAAAATCCTTATCAGAGTAGAAAAACGAAAGCATATCTGTAAACACCTTATTCGCCATATACACCGAAATGCAGTTTCCGTCCAAATCTTTGCAGTGCGCCATCAGGTACCTGATAATCCAGTTCTTGTCCTTGAATTTATAATACCAGTCATGCGCCACCTCCATCCACTTCATGTAAACAGCCATGTGATCAGGTAGGGCGCTAAATTCACCCTTTCTTATATAACGTTCAATCTCTGATATGTCCAGGTCTTTCAATTTCTCAATTGCAGTACAAACAAACGGAAGCGAAGGGACATCCTTTACAAGATCGGCATTTAACTCAGGCTTATCATAAATAGCGCTCGACATCATATCTTGCTTCAGTTCAGCAACACGCTTTTCAAATGCCAGCTTATCGAGCATCTGAAGCGCCGTGATATTCCCAGTAGCAGCCTTTTCCTGCAATGCCTTTAATTTTTCTTCCTCGCTTAACATGATACTATTTACTATTTAATTATTTACTATTTACTATTTTAACCCGTCATTGCGAGGCACGAAGCAATCTTACCCTTATTTGCAGCACCTAATTTCTAATTTCTTATTTCTCTGGCCTCCAACTTACCTTTGCCGAATTCTCGGTTTTTTCTTCAAGTTTTGTCATATAATCATTAATTATTTTTTTCTTGCCGACTTCCTTATTTTTTAACTGCTTACTGCGACTGACCACTTTTTTCTTCTCCCTCACATCCATCAACCGCTTCACAACCTTCAATTCCCACTCAAAACACTCCTTTTTTTTCATCCGGTCAGCTGTCAGTTCATTGTCCGGATCATCCTCAATCAGCTTACCGTAATAGCGTATATTTCTAGGAAGGTTCCGGTACAAAGCCATCAGTTCCGTAGCAGGCATCTCTTTAAGTTCATTTTCGCGGGTGCGTTTGGCAAACAATTCATGTTCTCCCAAAATCTCACCGGTTTTCTTATAATGCTCCAGTTCGTTCCAGCACTTACGGTTATTAAGGTAATTCTCAACCAACACACGCGCAACGGCAAAACACGCCTCATTGTCCTTATTTGCCACTGCAAATGTTTTAGGATGTGCGTTCACATATCTATCGTGCGCCGTAATCATATCAGCCACCAACACCTTAAACTCCTCCGGGCAATCATCCCTTACCAAAAACGGAAACTCCTCCCGTAACACAAAACGCTTACCAGAACCGTCATTGCGAGGCGAAGCCGAAGCAACCCCGGCGTCATTGCGAACCGCGAGGAACGTGGCGGGCGGCAACCCGCTATTATCTCCCGTCTCCCGTCTTCCGTCTCCAGTCTCCCGTCTCCGGTCTTGCCATTTAAACCCCCTGATCTTCTGTCCCAGCTCAAACTTCACCGTCTCCAATCCACGAACAGTCCCTTTCCTTCTGATATTTGCCAGAAAAAACAGGTTAGGCATCACCTCCCCCAGCAACACTAATCCCAGCTCAAAATAAGCGCCGTCATCCATCGCTGGCATCCCGTCATCCCGAACTTGTTTCGGGACCTCGATCCACTCCCTTATCCTATATGCCTGGTCTTCAGTCATTGTTTTTTGTAGAATGGCATTTTGTACATTCTTTTGTATAACCAACCTCTATCCAATTGTGAATACAAAAAACCTGTTTAAAAAATGCGATAACCGTTTCTTTTAATAATACATTTCCATTACCATCCTGAACTAAAAGTAAATTTTTCATAATCTGTATTAATCTGTGGTTAAAATCTGTGGTTAAATTTTTAATTTTCAAATTTTCAAATTTTCAAATCTTCAAATTATTTAATCAGTGTAATCCCTTAATCAGCTTAATCAGTGGTTCAGACTTTTCTTCCACTTCTCCAGCCAAATCACCCATTCATCTCCCTTCCGGTTCTGTCCAATCTGGCTGCCATCTCCCAACCGGTAATCAATCAAAACATCAGGTAAGTTTTCAATCACATATCCGGCATTCAAAAATTTACACCAAAGCGCGTAATCTTCAGCAAGCTGCGGCGGTGTATCTCCATATCCGCCAAGTTCCAGTACAACATCGCGCTTATAGCACACCCCAGGATGATTCACCAACCAAAAGCTTTTAACAGTAGCTGCACGGTTTCGGTCAATAGTTTTCGGGTGATTGGTTATTCTTGATAACTTCCCGTCCTTCATCAGGTTCAGTTGAACCCCGCATAGTACCGTATCCGGATTATTTTGTATATGGTCATAATGCTTTTGTAACAAATCCTTATGCGCCACATCGTCCGAATCCATCCTGACAATGTATTTCCCTTTTGCCTGTCCAATGCCAAAATCCAATGTTGCCGCCAATCCTTTATTCTCAGTAGTCCTGATAACTCTAACTCTGATACCATCATCAAAGCCATTAAGTACTTTTACCAATTCTTCATCCTGATTATTATCATCCACAATCACTAATTCAAAATCTCTGAAATACTGATTGACAATCGAAACAATAGCTTTTCGAAGTAAATCCACAGGAGTTTTCCACACCGGCATCAGTACCGTAAAAAATGGTTCGTCTTTTTTTAAGCCCTCTCCTTCGGGGAGGGTTTGGGTGGGGCTTTTATCATCATGCCACTCCACCCTCAAAAATCCATTCTTATACTGGTTCTCCGCGAATGTGGACGGGGTAAACTTATTCGCCCGTAAAACTACCGGTAACGAAAGCTGGTCCTGGTACGAATATTTCATGATCTCCCACCACCAGTCGCCCATAATCTTGCGGACCAATTCCGTATTTTTCCTGATCATGATCCCACAGGCATACAGTCCCGAATTTGCAGGATGAAATCGCCTGTAAAAATCCAACTGTTCTTTAATGGGTTCCGATTGGTATTTGATAAGCGAAAGCGAAGCATCCCCCTCCTGGTAAATGCAATTGCGCTGCGGGTGTTTAAAGAGCAAAAAACCATTGGTGAGGTTTTTCACGCAAGTCGCCACAAAGTTTCCCGAAGTAATCCGTATCGAAGCATCGATATAAATTGTAATGTCGTATTTTTTCAATTGCTCAATTTCCCACGGGAAAAGTTTGAAAAACTTAGCCCGCATCCTGGGGTGCAAATCCTTCCTCGGAAACTCCGGCACAATCACATTCCATTCTTTAAGTCCTCCCCTTTGGGGAGGATTTAGGAGGGGCTTATCCGTTATCACAAATAAATCAGCTCCAACTTCCTGAGTTGGCATTTCTTTCAGCGTGTCGTAATCGCCAAAAATGGTGGTGTAAATAGCTATTTTCATTTCAAGGTCTGTTTTAATTTTTAGTCCGTTCATTACAAGTCTTTTATAGTCAGGTCCATATTTTGCCCGTAGTCCGGTCGTTAGTTCTGCATTGGCCTCATTGCTGTATGCCAGTATCCCTTCATGCTGATTAATCGTTTGCTGGCCTAAGTGGTAAAATGTCATACGGTGGTCAACATGCATTTGTATTCCGGCTTTTCTGGCCCTGTAGCAAAAATCAAACTCAACGCCATATCCTTTAGCAAACAACTCGTCAAAAAATCCAATCTTCTCAAAAACTTTTTTCCGGATCACCGGCGCGGTAAACTCCATCACATTCGTCTCCACTAACTGCGACTGAATACTGCGACTGCCAACTTGATTTTGGGGCTGGCAATGTTTCATCCAGCAATTATAAGCCGGGGTGAAAAACTGAACGGCTGGGTTGTGGTTCAATAATTTTTCAACCTGCGCAACGCAATCACCCCATGGTTTTATATCCGAATTCATCAGCCAAAAAGCATCAAACTCCTTATATACTGCTTTTATTCCCGCGTTCCATCCCTTTGTAAATCCAAAATTTCCCTGCCTGATACATCGGTTCTTTCCCGTGTAGGGGTATTTGGTCGAACCATTATCAATCACAATAGCCCCCGGAACCATCCGACATAAATTTTCCGTCAACTCCGGAGTATTAAAATGCAATATCAGTTTAGCCAGCCGTACCATTTTTTTATTTACTATTTTTTTTATTTACTATTTACTATTTAACGCGCGCTGATTAGATCGTCATTGCGAGGCACGAAGCAATCTGTTCCAAATCGTAAATCGTAAATAGTCTAATAGTCAATTTTTTTATTTTTCAAACCTGCTTTTCTCTGAAAACATATCTTCAATAAACCGCTTCAGTTCCTCGTTCAGTCCCGAATCATTATGGTTTAAAAAATATTTGTCCCTGCATTTTTTGGCCACACGGTCCGACGAATAACTAAACGCATTCTCTTCCCCATAAAAAAGGGCGCGTTCAGTCTTCCTGTCAAGCAACTGGTGTTGGTATGGAAATACATTGTAATAAAGAGTGCTGGGCAGTAATTCACTTTCGGGCAAAGTAAAAGCCTGGTAAATGAGGTTCATCAATCGGCCCGAAAACACTTCCGGGCAATGCGATTCAGTCATATACCCTGGGTATTCCCTGTTTATAAGTTCCTCGTGAGTCGATAAAACCTGTCTGCGCCACGTTGCGCTTCCCGACCGGATAGCCGCCACCTCTTCAGGCATCCGTACAATCCGGGTTACCATCAAATCCTCCAGCGTCCGCTCACCAATCAAATACACATCATCATTCATCCGCACAAACAAATCCCCACTTTCGTGAAATTCGTCCTGATTCGTGAAATTCGCTTCTTTCATAAAAACCTCCATCATCCGCGTCGTATTCCACAACCCACTCCGCGTATCATCTCGCTTATATGGTATATGCACTACGTTTTCTGTAAACTGCGACTGATCACTTTCCTGTTCTCCGTTCTCCCGTCTCCATTCTCCCGTCTTCGGTTCCTGAGCTTGTCGAAGGAAGTCAGGGCAATCCCCAACCAGGTAAACAACAAAATCTTCTTTGAAATTTTTTTCAAGGCTCCGAAGCGAGTAGCGTAGTTCTTCCCATTTGCTTGCACCAGCCCAATACGGATAAAATATTTTTACGGACGAGCGCCGTTTTTCTACAGTCTTTGTTCTCCTAACTTTAGGCACTTCGAACTCTAGGCACTTCGAACTCCTTTTTTCTGCCAACTGCGACTGCGACTGACCACTGCGACTGACCACTGACCACTGCGACTGACCACTGACCACTGCTACTGACCACTGACCACTGCGATTTTCTTTGTCTTCCATGTCCCTGAAATTTATTAAAGATGCTGCCGTGTGTGAAGCAGCAGCATCTTTGGTGTTTTTTACCCCCTCCCCTCTGGGGAGGGTTGGGGTGGGGCTTTACGATCCGCTTCCGCTACCGCTATCCAACACTGGGATTGCTCCTTCGTAGTGTGCAATTTTCTGGTCAGGGAAAAACGATTCAAACTTTACCATGTTGGTAACCGATTCAGAGTCATTCTTTCCTTCGTGCTGAAATTGTATAGGGCAACCAGGCGAACCAAGCATACGTTTACGGGTGCCGTCCCATTTCTGTACAATGGCCCCACAGTTCACGTTTAGCCAGTTTTCAGCGAATTCAGCGTATTCAATTTCATCTCCCGGGTGTTCAAATTCCAGGTGGTGAATAAACCCTTTCTTGTCCGGATCGCCCGAACTTACGTCCCATGCTTTCATGGTTTTTGGGGTCGCATAAATCTCAATGGCCGTTTTACCGCTTTTCATCACAAGGTCCCCGGCAATCAAAACACCATTGGCATTCCTTGCTGGTATGGTTTCAACGTCGTCCCATGGAAACAAAACTATTTTGTCTTTATGGGCTTCAGGCCGACCTGCATTGTCGGACTTTTTCAATACCGATACTTTTACAAATAGTAATAACATCTCGTATATTTTTTTAGAGGGTTAAATTATGCCGGGATTAACCGGCATAAAATCACACTTCCTATGCACCAGATCCGCTGGATTCTGTTTCAGGGACATAAGCGAAAATCAATTCCTGCAAGGCAAAACCGCAGGCAAGCCAGAACTCACCGAAAATCTTAACGGTATAATCCTGTACCTGAAGTTGCAGGTTGGTGCCTGCACCGGCTTCGTTGGTATGGATTAACCTGATGAAATTATCGGTTGGGGTACAGAAGAATACTCCCGATCCACGCATGGCTTCCAACGGGACAAAGGTCAGTTTCGAGAAGTCAGGTCCCTTACGTTCACCATCCTGATTTTTGGTATCTGCAAACTTATCGCGGTAAGCGTAGTTGTACAGGTCCATAATTTCAGGGTCAATCAACATGTTCAAACCTTTGGCATGATACTTAGGGGCAATGGCTTTGATCCATTTGGTGTAGCCGTCAATTAAAACCAGCACATTGTTTTCATCAATTCCGGTAAAACCGTCAACTACAGTAGTAGGATCAAAGAAATTGGCAACCGTGGCAGGGTTAGCCTTCAGCGCTTTCAAAATGGTCAGATAACCATCCATCGATTTTCCTGTAGCCTGACCTGAGTCTCCAGTTACAATGCCGTCTCCCAGCTCTTCGTAAACACCGGTGGCAATCAACAACAATTCAATATCCTCCGCAATTTGAGGGCGAAGTAATTGTTCAATGATGTACCGGGTAATAGGCATTTGGTCAGGGGTTACTTCTTCCTTGTACAGGTAAGTCAACCATCCGTCAGTAATGTCGTTCGGGGTAATAGGCACGTTAATTTTATGCCTGCGGTTGATGATTTCAATCGGCGAGAAAGTAGAGTTACCAAGCGGGGTCCACAGTGCAACAAATTGCTGGACAATGCTGGTAATTTTAGCTTTCGAAGCTTTCCAGCTCTTAATGGCCATTTTGGTAGTCATGTATTTCTGGCTCTCAGTTGGCTGGGTTAAAAGCTTCTTGATTTCAAGCTCAATTTTGAATTGGCTCATGTAATCACCAAATTCTCGTGTAAGCTCTTCGGTATTAATCGTGTTTCCACTGGCTTTTACAGCGCCGTAGTTAAACGAATCCGTGGCTTGTGCCAAAATAAGCTTGCTCGAATCCCCTGTTTCCAGGTAGCTAAATGCCATCTGGTTGTGAAAACTTTTGCGGTCAGCCTTAACATGGTTCCATGCTTTAACAGCACCAGCTCCGTTCCCTGCCAAAGGCGAAAGAATACGTTCGGCTGGAGCATCCACTTCAGCTTCATGGCTCAATACATCAACGGTTTCCTGCAAAGCTTTCTTTTCAGCTTCCAACCGTACTTTTTCAGTTTCAGCTTTCGTTGCGCGATCGGTGGCCGCATTGGCCTGCGAAACGGCAGTTTCAAGAGCTGTTTGGTGTTCCGACTTCAACTGGTCCAAAGTAGCGGTAGCCGAAGCTTGCTGTTCGTCCAGTTCAGCCGACAAATCCAAAGCATTTTCAAATTTCGTAATGAACTCATCCGAAAATGCCGACTTCATCTTTGCCTTATCGTCATCGGTAAGGAAAGCTTTTCCATCAGGATCTTTATCAAAATCAGCCTTACCCAACATGCGGAGGGCAATCGATTTTAATTCCTGAAATTTTCCAAGTTTTTTCGACATTGCTTTAATTATTAATTGTTAATACCTATTTTACTAATCGATCATCAACCACCGGTCTCCGACCATTACTTTTAATTTTACTCCCGGTCTCCCGTCTCCCGTCTCCCGTCTCCGCTCCATTTTACCACTGCGACTGACCACTGCGACTGACCACTGACCACTGCGACTTTCTTCTACCTTTTCATAAACTTCCGTACCTCCACCAAATCAAGAACTCTTTGTATCGAATCTTCCAAAGTGCCAATACTGTCGGCCAGTCCGTTCTTTACCGCGTCTTCGGCAAAAAACATGGCGCCGTTTAAAATACCGTCAACCTTTTCATTTAATTTGGCTCCACGTTGTTCCCTAACCGCTTGTTGAAATTTGGCCGCTAACGGGTCCAGCACGTTTTTTTTCAGGAGCGTAAAGTCACCCTCCAATGCCTGTTCCGACTCTAAATTTTTGTGGGTACTTTGGGTAGCATAAATATTTTTCATATCCACGCCCATCTGTTTCAGTTTCTCGCGGTAATCCATCAGGGTAGTCATTACACCTATACTTCCAATGTGCGAACTAATAGTGTTATCCATCATCAAATGGTCGGTATATACCCCCGCGTATAAATGGGCGCTGGCTATCAGGTCGGCATGACCTACAATGGGTTTTCCCTGTCGCTGCACAAATTGAATTGATTCAATAATAGGCGAAATGGCATTAACAGATCCTCCGGGACCGTCAAAGTCAATTACTACCCCCGAAATATTTTTTGAAGCTCCAAGTGTTTTAATCAGGTTACCTGTGGTTACGGCACCGTAACTGCACATCCCGTCATATTTGGTAAGTTCACCTTTAAGGTTTACAATCGCCACCGATCCATCAGGCATATCGGCAACATCTTCCGGAAATCCAGGGCTTATTCTACCGGCGAATGCCATTTGTATATCCAGCCTGCCTTTTTCCTCAAACTGAATTTCATTACCCAGCAGCCATGCCGCAATCATTGGTAAATGCAATTCTGCTGCCTCCGGCAACATCATCCATGGCTCAAAAAGTACCGAACTAAGTAATTTAGAAACTTTCATCTGCTTATACAGTTTTTGTCGGTATAATCTTAGTTCATTGTTTATTCCTGCTAAAGGACTCGCAATACCCTCTATTGTCCTTTTTCCACCATTTACCCCATTCATCCGATGACTTTAAGTTCATCGGATGAATAATCTTTTAACAAAAAAAAGGTGTACCCATCTCTGAGTACACCCATTCTCTTAATTCGTGTAATTCTCGGTGCCTGAGCGCGAAGCAGTCGAAGGCAATTCTTATAATCGTTATACTTCCTCCCACTTACTTCGTTCCTCCGATCTCATGCTTGACGAAATACTGATATATCTGCCATTGCCGTCTTCATTCGAAACCGACAGTAAAAATCCGCGTTCCTTTGTTCCTGCAATTCGAACCCCTTCCTTAAATGTAAGTCGAAGTATAACTCTTCTTCTGCTCAATTCATCAAGTTCCTCCCAGTTGCTACTATCATCATTAACACAACTTGCCGCTAATTTTTGATCAACGTAAACGCCACTGGCATCATTACCATTGGTCTCTGGAAACTTTCCAGCACCAGGTGTAAAATAAATCTTATTCCAAACAATTCCGGTTCCCAGATTAACCCTGACAACCCCTGGCGATATCAAAGTAATGCTCGAAACCAAATCAGCATATACCCACTCCAATCCTATTAAGTTATAATATCCAACATTTGAATTATCCATCGTGTATTTATTTACTATTTATTCATTTACTATTTACCGTCATTGCGAGCGAAGCGCGGCAACCTGTCCGCATACCTTCCAATCGTAATTTTCCCACGGGACAAAAGTTAGTAGTTTATTTTTATTATTTTAACATTTATTAACACAATTAGCCTTCCACTCCTTTTTTTCGCCACTTCGGTCCCAGCTCTTTTTCAGCATATCAAAATTGATCGAACATTCCTCAATTTTATAAACCAGCATAAAATCAAATATAGCATCCTTCTGTTGTGCCTTCTTATTGCTCCTCATAAACGCCAGCATGTAATTATAAAATATGTTCTTTAAAATACTATCCAGGAACCTGCTTATATAATACTGGTTCCTGTCACTAACGAAATGCCGGTGATCTGTATTAATATATTGGGCACAATCACTTCCCGATCCAATCATCATATCACATACAATCACATTTAACTGTTTATAATTAGCTATGCGTTCAGGCTCATATTCTTTTGGCTTCAATGTTAACACATGTGGGACTATAATGGAAAGTACCGAATCTTCTTTCAAATCAAAAGTTTCACCATACTGGGCAGTATAAAAATCGTAAACAACCGGATGAACCTTTATCTTAACAATGTTCTTTTTCTTCTTGAGTATGCTCATAAAAATTCACCGTATTTGGGGTTAAATACGGTGAATGAAGCGCTACGAATATAATAAAATTATTATACATAGGGTTCAAAAAACAAAAAAGCCTGCTCAACTACGAACAGGCTTGGTTAATAAAGTAATTACAGATTGCTTTGCCGCGTTCCTCGCAACGCCTCGCAATGACGCTGATTTGACCGTCATTGCGACCGCGAGGAACGTGGCGGGAAGCAATCCATTAGCATCAAGGTACTTCTAAACATACCGCTTTGAGAGTCTTACCAATAAATTCCATCGAATCAACTTGGTAGGTCGTATTCATGTGTTTCACCCGGATACCAACTGCTAATTCACTCCGTTCGTCCTTAAACAAATATCTGTCACGGGTTTTTCCCGTTTGGTCGTCGCGCTGAAATATGTAAAATTTAACGGTCATACTGCTATCTTATTAAAGTATTTAATTGCTTCATTTCCTACCCACTGAACCATTTGAACAGCTACACCACTACCAATCTGTTTGAAAACTTCGCTCTCAGATCCGGCAAACTTATACGAGTAGGGACCCCCTCTTTTAATCCTGTAAATCATTTAATCCTTTAATCGTGTTCAAAACGGTTCTTTTTTAAAAATTGTTAAATAGTTTTTCACCCTTCTTTTTATTACTTTTCTAATTTTTTGAACATTTTTTAATATTATTTTATAAATAATATCTATTGATTATTAAAATTTAATAGACTTCGGTTTATTTATTATCGGTTTTTTGGGGTTTTTCGGGCAAAAAAAATATTTTTTTTTTCAAAAGGCCTTTTTTTGCCATTTCTCTGTCCCGCGTTCCCGCGACTAACCGCCACGGATTAACACATTAGTTTTCAAATACTTATTTTTATTAAAAGTTGGGGCACGGCTAAAAACGTCTATCCCGCCGTGACCCACCGTGACCCAAAAATTAGTAATTTTCAGATCGTGACCCAGCGTGACCCAGCGTTCCCGCAACTTACAGAGAGAGATTATTACTTTTTTTATCATTATTTACTTACTTTATCTGTCTGGTTTTCAATGGCATGAGATTTGCAAAATCGTTTTATTCTGGTTTTTTGAAAGCGTGGGGCACGGGGTGCGGGAACGCGGGAACGCGGGAACACCCTTTTGACTGTCAGTTGCTTTTTTTATTATTTTTTTCCTTCTCAAAACTTTTTCCTCCTGATTATGGAAATGTCCTTCAACCCGTCATTGCGAGGCACGAAGCAATCCCTCCTGAAACCTCTATTTTCCCCTTTCAATACTCCGTCCACACTTTAATTATACAGAGTATAAATCATCGTCGTTATAAGTCAGGCTATTCGCTGCATGAATCATTGAGTTGCTTAATTAATTTAGTTGCATCATTTAGTGATATTATTACCTCACGACCAATCACGCCCTTAGACTCTCCAACAACGCCCAGTTTTTCAAGTTCTTCCATTGTGTTATCAGCCCGATTATACCCCCACAAAAATTTTATCTGTAATCTGGAAGCTCGCGTTTCTCTTTGTTCCACAACAAATTTTATTACTTCAATCATTTGTTTGTTTGATAGTTTTTCCATTTTTATTGGTTTTAAAATATCTGATAATCTCATTCAATGCGTTCTTTCTCCGTCCACACTTTACCTATACAAGCGCCATGTCCGGCGTTCTTACTTTTGATAGGAGGTTGTTTGAAAGATGAGTGTAAATTTGAGTCGTTTTTATTTGGCTGTGGCCCAATATTTTTTGAAGAATCATTAAATCCGTCCCTGATTCGTAGGAATGTGTAGCTGAACAGTGGCGCAAAAGGTGAGGATAAACGCGCTTTTTGATTTTGGCAATTGTAGCATATTTTTTAACAAATTGCTGAATGGATGTGGCTGAATAACGGTCGGAAAACTGGCCATTGAACAGGTAGTTGTGGGGTTTTTCTTCTTTGAAATATACTCGTAAGGCTTTTAACGTCGGTTCTGATAGCGGAACAATCCGGTCTTTTTTCCCTTTGGCCTGGCGAATATGTATTTGCATAAGTCCACTATCAATATCCTTTATTTTCAGGTTGATTACTTCGCCTTCGCGCATGCCGGTAGAGTAGAACAAAAACAGGATTGCTTTGTGTTTCAAATTTGTACAGGTAGTAAATAGCCGTTGCACTTCATCAAATGAAAGGATATCTGGCAAATGCTGCTCTGTTCGCGGGTACTGTATATACTTAAATTTCAGAGGGTCCTTAATAACCAACTCATAAAATCGCTTAATTGCGCTGATGCGCTGTTTCAAAAGTGCCTGAGAAGATGATTTGAGAAGATAAATTTTGATTTCTTCCTCGGAAATAAAGGTAGGATGTTTGTAAAAGTGCATGATGAAGGATCGGACTAACCCGACATAGCACTTCACGGTATGATAACAATAGTTACGAAGCTGCAATTCTGCTTCGTAACTGGCCAAAAGTTTTTTCATAAGTGTTTGATTTTAAATGGTGTTTTGTATAGGTATCCGTTATAATTTATTTAATCGGTTCTGGATGAGTTCGACATATCAAACTTTCATCGTAGAATCGAGCCTTACAACTTGTGCATTTGAATGATATATTTTGAGGCAATGGATCATATAATGCCTTTTTCTTTTGACAGATTGGACATTTCTGGTAGAGTAAAACTCCACCGCCCCAACCACTTCCTTTAGTTCTTGACATAGTTTCAATTTTTATAAGTAATTAAAAACAAATTATAACACCGTATTGCGGCAATTGGCGGACACTTTTACGGAGCCAGACGCAGTGAACAAGTTGCCAACTGCGTCAATACGGGGACCGTTATAGGGCATTTAAAATGGCAGACAACGGAGATTTTAGCGTTTCCTCTCTTATTTCATACCAAGACTTAGCGTTTCTCGAACAATTTGTTCCCATCAAACCATTATTTTGATATGAGGCAACCCTGAATTTACTAATTGATTCAACGATTAAATCATTATTATATCCAGCAACTACCTTTCCATCACATTCAACGCTTTGTTTTTCTGTTCCATCTTTAAAACTTCCGGTGCTGGATGTTTCGTAATCAAATTTAGCAAATACCCTATCTCCAATTTTAAATTTAGGTTCAGATTCTTGCATAACTCCCATTTCAATTTCATAAAATAGTTTTTCAACTAACGTCACAAACATCACACTACTCATAGTATTTTCTAAGTAGTCGTTTTCTTCGTGATCTACTCTTATTGTCTGACAATCTGCGTAATGATCAAAAGCATCTAGTAATTTTTGTTTTGTGTATTTTTTCATCATTGACTAATTAAAACGCCCAATAACATTTGCTTGCCGTCAAGTGGGGCATATTCGCTCTCTGACAAGTAACCGGATGAAATCTGTACTTAGGTGGCGATCCGGTTAAATTCCCCACCTGCGTCAAGCAAAAGACCGTTATGCGTTATTATAAAGCGGGACATCGAAGCCCTGCGAAATAAGATAACGCAATTCGGGTAGACCCAGCTTGCTACTGTGGTATCTTTGCCATTTATGATAGATTTCAAAATCTTTAATGTAATGCCAACTGAATCTTTTAAAATCAAAAAAGAACGTGTATTGACAACTTTTTTTATTGTCAGATTTTCTATAACTGACATAGTCAATAACTATTGTATCACTAAATAATGTGTTTGTAAAATCCAGCAATACAGGTTCGTTCCAAAATTCTAATGAAGGAGCAGACCCGATAATCATTACAATTTGCATGATGTTTTCGGCGGTCAATTCTTTAAGTGGTTTGTTCCCTATATCTAAATTCATAATATTGATAATTAAATAACAACGCATAACCGCACCTATAAGCAAGTTTGCGGATAGGTTTTATGTAACTTAATACGTGGTGCAACGCAAACCTGCTCATAGCTACAACACGTTAATATGGCAAACCATCTCCTTTTCCATTCGGGTACATCTGCAATTGCAAACTGACAGCCTGTTGTTCCGGCGTTAGTGGCTTCACGCTCTCCATCTGGCTCGAACTGCCCAGATCAATACCCAGCTTCTCGTAGTCAAGCGCAATGGCGCTGGTGCGTTTCGATTCTTCGAACATGGTCGAAATCACCCTGCCGCTGCCATCGTCGGCAATGTTGCGTATTTCGTTCTGCCAGGTGAAGGTGGTATGCTTTACCGCGCCAATATAGGCCGGGTGATCTTTCAGGTAGTTCTGAAGGTTATTCATTTTTAAATGTTCCTGAATACCCACACGGTCGCGGTATTTGGGGTGAATCACTTCCAGCCGGACAAACAATACGCGTTTAGGCCCTTCATCGAAATTCTTCACGGTGCTGTTCTTTTGCCCTTCGCGGATGGTAATCTCATCGAGCAATTCAATCTTATATTCCTTGCCACGGATCAGCCCGTTACGGGTATCTTCAGTGAGTTGTACAAATGTGTCGAAGAATACAGCCAGACGGTTGGAGCTGGTAATGCTTTCGCTCTGTTGGATCAGCTTCTTCCGGGCGATCTGGTAAAATTCCGAATAGGTAAATGGCAATTCCAGCCCCGGAACATGTTCCTCAAATAACTTCACCATAGCCAGAAATAGCGACACGGTCGCTAATATCCTGGTTTGAAATGCCGAATGATCGGCGGTCAGATCCATGCGGAGTTCTTTTTGTACTATGCGCAATTTGTTCTGATAATGATCTCTCACTATTGGCCTACACTTCAATACTTCGAAGAGTATTTCTGTAAGTCCTTCCTTCTCCCAGCGTTTCAGGAGTTGAAAATTAGCCACCTCGTTGTCGCTCCATAATTCTTTCTTCGGTACCGGGCACAATACACATCTATTTCCCAGCGAAGCATCGTCACGTTCCGGAGCTTCCTGACCCAACAGAATCGGTACAGCGTTTACCTGGCTAACATCCAGCGCCGTTCCCTGGGCGCCCTGTCGTTTGGTTTTTCCTTCACCGTCGTAAATCGAGGCTTTCAATCCCTGAAATTTAATATCTGAAATTTGCTGATCGTTGTATTCTTCCATCACTACCGGCGCATCGCGGTAACGCTGGAGCATGGTGAAAAATGCGGCGTCTGTGCCGGAGTTCAGGTTAAACATTGGCGCATCGGGGTGAATGTACAGCGCACGGATCGATTGTGCCAGCTGCGATTTTCCGCACTCGGTAGGCCCGATAAAAAACAGGGTGGTAAACAACCGGTCGATCTTGAAAATGTCGCTCCTGAAGGCGCACATGATGGCCATCAGTACCGTCCAGCAGCCGTTGTCGTTCGCTTTATATACTTCGCGCACCAATTCAGCCCATTCTTTGAAATGAACATTTTTGTTTTCGCGGTAAATAAAGAAGCGGTCGAGTGCAAACTGATCTTCATCTTTGCGAACGTCCTTATAAATGACTGAAATGGAGGGCGAATAAAACGTGGTATCCCCATGTTCAATCAATCCAAGGTCGTTCATGTATTTGATCTTGTTTTCGGCAAATACGGCATTGCTGAAGGCATAGAAATCCTCGTTCTGCTGTCCAAAAATAGTCAGCTCGTAGGCCACCGGAAAATTCAGCGCTATGGAGTCAAGTATGGTGTCAAGGTGAAATACTTTGGCATTCCGGAGTAGGTAAGGACCCTGCCTGAAAAGGAACTTTTTGAACGCTCCAAATTCAATCATTTCGTTACTGGGGATCTCCACGTATTTCGACGACCGCAAATCGGCATGGTTGAGTTTACATATACGTTTGTTCTTCAGCGGATCGTCTGAAAATACCTGAAACTGCGGTTCCATGTAGAAGTTCCCAACTTTGGTCAATGTGCCATGTTCGGTGGCAAATACATAAAATATCTTTTTACCGTCTTTATTCTGGGCGGCAAAATGATTGTATTTATTGAAAAACTTTTGATCCACGTAATCGGGCAGCTTCTCAATCGAAAAAACGTAATGCTCATCATCGATCATTATTTCCTCGTTGCGCTGCTGCACCTTGTTTTTCACCTTGCTCAGGAATGGTTTCAGCACCTGTGCAAAGTCGGCTTTCGACAGGTTGAAACGTTTGGCAATCTCGGCAGTCTTAATCGATATGGTCGTGTTGTCCAACTTGCTCAGGAATTCGGCAGCTGCTTCTACCGCTTCTTTCTTCGAATCCGGATCGTAAGGTTTGATGCTTTCGGCCAGAAAATCAAAATAGAAGGTTGAGAATGAAACGTATTCCTGATCTTTTCCATAACGATCTCCGCAATTCAGCAACACCGTAAATCCGTTTTCTGCCAGAAACTTCATCTGTTTGATTTGCCGCTGAGTTTTAATAATGTCTTCCGGCGAAACTTCCAACCCTGCGCGACATGAGGTAGAATGTTTGTAGTCAAACTCTTCAGCAAAAACTAAGTTTTTAGTTATACCGCTTAGCTTTCCGATCTGTACGGCGGTCAATAATCCTGAAACAACAATCGAATTCGTTTCAAGGTCGGACCCGGTATTGGCAAAAGCGGTTTCTTTTGAAGTATAGATAAACACCTGGTCTTTTTCGCGGATGGCCGTTTCGTTTACAATCATGCCAAACAACTCATCAGCTTTCTCTTCCTTAAAAATTCCGGCTTCTACCTTTTTGCGGTCAATACTGAATTTGTTGGCCACCTCCGAAAAGTAAGTTTCGCGGGTAATCAGATCGGGAACCTTCTTTACAATGTCCAACAGTTCGTTGATCAGTTTTCCCTTTTCGGCTGGCTTTTGCTCAATGTCTTTTGCTGCAAGGTCGCACATCAGCAAAATAAAATCTTTCTCATTATCCTCAATCCAGTGGTACAGTTCGTCGCGGCTTTTCCCTTTTGCAAACGTGTCCGGATCTTCGCCTGTTGGAAGCAGGGCCACATATACGTTCAATCCCTCCTGAATACAAATATCAATGCCTTTTACCGCTGCTTTCAACCCAGCGCCGTCACCATCGAACAGGATAGTCAGGTTGTTGGTAAACCGGCGGATCAGCCGGGCATGTTCAACCGTTAAAGCGGTTCCCGATGTGCAAATGGTATTGGTCAGCCCTTGTTTATGAAAACGGATTACATCGGTATTGCCTTCAACCAGGTAAGCTTTTCCTTCCTTCACAATGGCCTGTTTTGCCTGAAATAAGCCATACAACAATCTCCCCTTATGAAATACTTCCGTCTCCGGAGAATTCAGGTATTTCGCCTGCCCATCATCCTTGGCATCGCTGCCTGAGCGCGAAGCAGTCGAAGGCAGTATCCTCCCCGTAAAGCCAACCACATGACCCATCAGATCGAAATACGGGAATATCACCCGGTCGCGGAATCGGTCATAATATCGTTCTCCCGTCTCCCGTCTCCCGTCTCCCGTCTCCTTCTTTCCCAACAATCCGGCTTTGTGCAATTGCTGTGGATTATAACCCAGCGATGTGGCATGTTTCAGAAATTCGTCCCAGGCGACACCAATACTTCCCAAACTAAATTTATCAATGTCGGTCAGATCAAAATCGCGGTCTTTCAGGTAAGTAATAGCCTGTCCATGGTTCTTCAGGTTGTCGGCGTAAAATGTAGCTGCTACACGGTTCATCGCAAACAGTGTATCGCGCTCGCTGCGTTTGCGCATTTCATCCTCAGTCATTTCAACCTTCGGGATTTCGACATGGTATTTTTTAGCCACGTATTCAATCGCTTCCGGATAAGTCATCGCTTCATGCTCCATCACGAAACTAATGGCATTACCAGCCTTTCCGCAGCCAAAACATTTAAAAATACCTTTGGCCGGACTGACGACCATCGACGGGGTTTTCTCGTTATGAAAAGGGCAAACGCCCAGGTAATTCACGCCTTTCTTCTTCAGGTTCACAAATTCGGAAACCACTTCGGTAATATTGGCGGCTGACAGTACTTTCTGGATAGTATCTTGTGCGATCATTAGTGTTTGGGTATTGAATATTGGTAATTCAGCGTTGAATATTGTTTGGTTGAATTGTTTATCTGTGTTAATCTCTGTATTTTAATTGTGGTATAGTTGAACTATCAAGGGATTAAACAAGCTCCTTTTAGTGCTAATCGTATTGCATCCCTCATTTCATGGCAATCTTCATAGGATTGTACATCGTACATTCCTAATTTGATGTCTTTTACGTCAATGTTATATCTTTTAAGGTGATCCCATTTAGGTTTTCCAAACCCATGATTTGTAGATATTACTATACTTTTGCCTTTATAAGTGGCAACGAAATCATTCTCAGTATTTTCTGATATGTTTCGATTTTGAATTACTACACCTGATATTTTCATGTTTTATAGTATTTAAGGTTTCAAAAGGTCTATTTATAAGGGTTTTATAAATGAACTCAAGCCTATTTTTGATAAACTGCCGTTGATAATTCCATATAGATATGCAATTACAAGTTGCTTTGATCCAGATGCAGAAATTTGCTGTCTGGCTTGAAATGCAGGATTGCCATTAATGAAACATTCGTGGTAAATTGAATACCTGATTGTTTGTTTCGGCTTTTTAAACAATCCTTGGCTTTCGGTGTGATTGATTGCTGAAATCATCAGTGATTTATCATGTTGTAGTGCTTCGTCAAATATTTCTTTTAATTCCACATCTGCAACTTGTCTCATGCTGATTCTGTCCTGATCTGTAAGATAAATATAAAGTCCCATAATTATATAAGTTTAAAAAGGTTTCAAATTGTTTACTCATAATCCTGTCCATCCTCTAATCCCTTAATCGTGTTCAAGACTATTCGTTTAAACAGAAAGAAAGCAATCTTACTATCCTCCTTCAGGTAAGGGTATTTTTGTTTCAGGTGTCGGCTGGTCCATGCGGCATCGTGCCCGTAAGTAATTTCACAAATCAGGTTGCTCATCATGTTCAGCGGGTACCTGAAAAAATCGCCACGTACAACCATTGTTTCCCTATTTCCGTCAACTATCACCATTTTGGTGGGATTCTCTGCAATATCAATCAGGTCTTTCTGTGGCGAAGGGAATGCCAGAAAAAACGTTCCGGTATCGGGTATTTGTGCTTCAATGCGTTTTATTTCAGTCATGGTTATAGCTTAATTGTTGATTAGTGCGTTTTTAAGTCTCCCCCACCGGGAGTAGATTTAGAGGGGGCTTTATATCAGCATGTATTGCACCCCGTAATTGTAATCCCTGCTTAACTCCTTCAGCGCTTTCATTCCCTTTGCCATAGTTGGTGAGTTCATCGAACCAGCCATCTCAGGAGTTACCATTATCGTTTTCGCGGTCAGTTCCAGCTCCAGTTTAAACCCTGCCGCTTTTACTTTCCGGTTCAGGTAATACTTGCGGTCGTATGTATTTCTCAGGGTTACTAACTGCATTTTCCCTGAATTATCAACCGCTTTACACTTTACTACTGCAAGTTTTTCGAGCCTTTTGTTCTGATTACGAAAGTACAAGTGCAACAATTCGCCTTTTACAATTAATCGTTTCCGTTTGCGAATTGAGATAGTTACCACCTGAAAATCGGAAGCTTTACGATCGAGTACCGGTAGTATGTCAGTTATTTGCGACTGTGGAATGATGATTGTTGGCATATTTCTTATCAGTTTAAGGTTTCAAGTTTGCTTTCCCTGTTGTGCTCAGCACTTTGAATTTGACGACCCAAACCCATGGGTTGATAATTACATGAAGTGGTTTATTTCGGTAAACTCCGTAAAATTTTTTCCAGGTTTTTTCGTAGTCTTCCTGATCCCAGGCAATGGCCGTGTACGAAAGTATTTTACCGGTTTCGCCACGTTCTCTTACTGGCTTTGGCTTCCCATTAATGGAAAGGAAAAGTGATTTAAATGATAGTCTTGGATTGCTATAATATGTTTCGCCAGTTTTACTTTGGTAATCCTTCCATGAGTCATCTCCAAATCGTTCTATTCCTTCAGCAATGGCATCCTGATAATGTATTTCGTTCAGCCGTTCCACCCTTATTGATTCAACCTGCAACCAGATACGGGCAGCGGCTTTTGGCATGTGGATGGAAGGTGAAAATGAGAATTTTCGGCCAACACCATCCGTTTCTCTATCAGCTTTATAAACATTTCTATTTAATAAATCCAAGCACCACGCTTCTCTTACCCAAAGCACATCGCCAGGTTGGCCGTATCGGCATGAAATAACTGATGCGATCTTTTCGTTGTGAGGTTTTTCAAATTGATCAGGTTCAATAAATGTGAATCCTGATAATTTGAATTCAGGTAAATACTGACTTTCGGAATGAATATCCTTTACAATTCTCCTGGTCATAGTTTTGCGGCCTTCCAAAATGGCTTGCACCATTGGCGTGCTGAATAAAATTGGTATTTCTTTCATGACTATCCGTTTTGAAGCAGCTGAAGCTGTAATTTGGTGATGTTAACGATTGCGCTCACGTTGTTGCATACCTGTTTAGCCTGGTTCACATACTCTGGTTTCTTGCGCACAGTATCAATATCTTCAAGTAGCTTGTCGCTTAATGACTTAAAAAGGTCTTTCGTATTGATGTAAATTTCAGGAACATAGGTTTGTTTGTTTTGTGCCGGAAGGTTCTTTCCTGTTGATTCAACATCAGCATCGGTAATAACAGGTACCTCCTTAAAACATTGGAGGAACAGCCCTATTTTATCCTCAGTTTCTTTTATAAATTTTTGAGGTTTGCCGTTTATCTCGACAAGGATTTCAATTTCAGTAGCAAGGTTGTCAAACGATTTAAAAACAGCTGGTTGTTCGCGATAGTAGTATGTTTTACCACTATCAATCATTTGTTGTAATTTCAGTAAGCTCATTGATTGTACGTTTTAGTTTGATTTGACTTCTTTTTAATTCAATTAGTTCGGGCATTTCGGCGAATGCAGCCTTTAATTCAGTGTGTTTATGTGCCAGTTTTGAAATGATGTAGCTATCTGCTAATTCATTGCGACCGGAGTTTTCGCCAAGCTGGTTGGCACGGTTGATCAGGTACCAGTTCGCCGGGTCACAATTGGTCGGGTCGCCGTCAATCGATTTCATGATCATGCCTTCAGGGATTGGCCCGTTTTGGGCTTCCCAGTTTTTTCGGTGAAGTGCTACAAATTTTCCTTTGCTCACCCTCACTTCGCGGTACCCATCTTTCGAAATTCGTTCGTATCCGTCGTATTTAGTATTCGGCGGTTCATGGCCTTTCGGGAACCAGGTATGTTTTACTTTTTCGCGAAGCGCATCGCTCATGGGTAATCCCTTATTAGGAGGTACCTGTCCTTTAACGAACCGGGTCGATGCGCCTTTTATGCCATCCAACCGGTTGCATTCCGCTGAGTGCAAAAAAGTATCTGTTTTTTTCAACCCAATACGGTAGGCCTTATTGGCTACGATGTGATAGGCCAATTTCAATTCAGCAGCAATCAAATCCGTTCGGCGGGTTGGAAAGTCTCGTTTCAATAATTCAACCTCCTGATTTATCCATTTGTGTTTTGGCGCGATCATCACATATATTGAAATGTTCATAATATTCAGTTGTTGCTCTTAAAAGCGGTTTATCAATTGTGTTTTTTTTAATGTCGGTTCCGGTTATGTTTCGGTATCGTAGGCGGCAATCTTCACAAATAAGGCCGGGGTTCGCACCGGCAGCATCATCGAAGTTTACAAACACTCCACCGCTGGTGTGGCAAAGTGCCGACCGGTGCCGGTGGATGTGAAACTTGCCAAGGTTCATTGCAGGAATTGGAACGGCCACGATCCGGTAGGCCTCCGGCTGTAATTCTGGTCTATGTTTCCGCGCATCCGGCACCCTTGCTGGCTTAGGTGGTTTTTGTGGTGGCGAACCTGCTTCTGAAGGCGTTCGACCAATGGCCGTTTGCCAACAATGTGATGTTGTGGGGCGCAACTGCTGAAAAAGATTAACAGCAGGCAAACAGAAGCAATTAATTTCAGTTTAGTCCTAAGTTGCGAAAGCTCGAGCGAGTCTTTACCACAATTGGGGCACGACGGTCCGTGCAGGTGCCGGTCGAAAATAAATCCGCACAGTTGGCATTCGTAGTCGTCGGTATGGTTAGATGCGTTAATTCGAGGTTTCATATTCTTTGGTTTGTTTGATGTATGTTTTACTTTCCTTGTCAAGGTATTCAAAATGGTAGATCAGCGCCTTGAACCCTTTATACTGATTCGTTGGCACCAGGTAACGGATTTCTTCGCGGTGGTTGCGCCAGAACCCGGACATCAACTCATTGGTCGGGTATTTCCAAGCTTTTAGTAACGTTTCGAGTTTTGCCAGGCATCCGTTCACTGTTACCTGGTCGCTGCGGCGATAACCTGTTGCCCGTATTTTGTGCTGTATCGCGATTAATCCGGTAATGTAATTTCTGGCTTCGTTGGCAAACATGGCTTATCGTTTTGTTTGGTTGTAGCGTGTGCGGGCATTGCGTTCGTCGGGTCCGGTGTGGCGCATGGCACTAATAAAAATCCAAGTCAAAAAAGCGGCCATCACCACGTAAAACAGACCTTCGAGAATTGCGTAAAATGTGTCCATATCAGTCAGTTTAATGTAAATGCGTGTAGTTCGTTAATCCAGTTTTGCTGCACGAGAACGGCATCGTCAATATTGAGCACATACGTTTCGTCGAGCGCCACCTTAATGCCCCCAATCAATTCCGATTTGCGTACGAGCAGGTTTTTCCCCTCGCGGTGTATGCCTACCACAAATTCACGTCGCCTCACACTTGTTTTTTTTGTTAAAAGTTCTGTAGTTATCATTGTATTGGTGTTAAACAGGTGAGTATTTTGTCATCAACATCGGTCGAAACTTCGGCATAACCGTTCGATTCCTCGTAATAAATGCTGATCCGGTTGTTTTGAACGTTGTTAATTTCCATCGCAGTCAGGAATTCGCGCTTTGCCCCTTCCGATTCGCGCCAGTCGCGGAGTAAAAAAATACAAGTCGCGTTTTGCTTGAAAACTTCGATGCACTTATCGAGTTGTTGTTGCCATGTCCATGTAAGTGGTATCCCCAATTTCATCGGGTTGATTACCTGAACGCCCATTGCGTGTAGCTTTGCCTCTGCCACCTGAAACTTGTTCCATGCTGTGGTAAAGTCTTCTCCTGTTATTTTTCCGGCGATGTAAATCATTGTTATTTTGTTTTTGAAGCCCCACCCCAACCCTCCCCGGAGGGGATGGCTTAAAGCATTGCCGTTATTGTTTATATTTTATTTTATTTCTTAGTCCTTGTCTTTCCCCTTCGGGGGAATAAGAAGGGGGCATGGCAGGAAGCACCGGGACACCGATCAGGATTCTATCCCGGTTTTGCTTCATCCACCGTTGTGGCCATGCGGGGAGTCGAACCCCGCTCTATCTCTCTTAAAATCTTTCGTCCTTTGTGGCCAATTTTGGTTCTTAACTCCCCAACCAAAAAGCGGATGCTTAACATGAATTTCGCGGCCAAGCATCTGCGGCTCTGGCTTCATGTAGCCATGTGGCGAGGGGTGGATTTGAACCACCGGCCTTCCCGGTGATGACCGGGACGAGCTTCCTGACTGCTCTACCTCGCGAATACTTAGGCAAATGTGCTCCGGAATTAACCGACCGGGGCACGTGGATTTAAGATTGACGCAGGACCCATTTTAGAGCAGCGTCCAGTACTGCTTTGCTATGATAAAAATCAATCAATATATTTTTGGCGGGAGTGTCATCTCCTATGCTGGTGCCAATCCCGCCGTGTGGTGCAGTGCTGTTCTCAGTGCAGCAATGCACCGGGTTAAGTATCAAAATTTATCCATCTCTATGCAATTGAGTATGAACTGGAGAAAACTAATCTGGCCTTCGCCCCAGCAATAATGGGCCATGGTCGAATTCCATGTCACAATCTTGTTTCCAGAGAAACGGATGGCTATTATTTCAACTGCATTCTTCGATTCTCTTTCAATATCGAACAACTGTTTGCAGGCAGCCTCTTCATTTTCTGCTTCAATGGTTTGAATAACCATCTTACCATTCTGTTTTGTAAATGCTTGTACTTTCATATTATTGGTTTTGAAAAATTGGTTGTGATTATTGAATTTCCTTTTGGGCTTCAAATGGCAGGCTGTACTGGTATCGCCTGTTAAGCGCGGCAAACAGTGCTTTCTGGGTAGTCCTTATTTCGTTACCAAGTGCGCTGTAATCCATTTTTAAGTCCTGAAGCTTGGCGTTTAGGTTGCCAATCATTTTTTGCTCTTCGCCTGAGCCAATCAGGTAGTCGAAAATCAATTCCTGATAAAGAAGAAAAGAAGGTTGAAGTTTTGGGTCAATGGTATTCGGGTTGATGATCTGAATCCATCTCAAAAAGCCTTTTTTTGACAGCAAAATCCGTCCGTTATTGTCGATTTCGCCCAAATCTGGTCGGTTTTTTCCGACCAGTTTACCTAAAATAAGGTCTTTTTTGATCTTTGCGTGCTGGTTTTTAACATGTAAATTGAAGAAATCGCAGACCGGCTTTACCCAAATGTTGTCATTTTCGTACTTCACCGTCTGATTAAACATTACTAATGCTATTGCTTCCATAATATCGGTTGGTTTTAAAGTGATTTGATTTTGGCTTTTAGTTCGGCCATATATTGTTTATGAGTTTCGGCAACTTCGATAGCGGCGGCAATAATGTCGGGCCGGTTGCCCACGCCACGTAAAACACGGTCGATGGTTACAGTTGTAACATCAAATTTGGCAGCCAATTGGTCGCGATATCCAAGTGGCATTGCTTCCTTCAACTTCAATAAATCTTTACTTGTCATGGTTTTTATATTATTTGTTATATATTCGTGCTATGTTTGTAATATGACTGCGTAAAGTAAGAGAAAAAGTATGGATAGTACAACAAATTTGTTGTACTATTTTAAGTTGATGTGTTAATTTAAAATGATTCTAAATAACAAAAGATGAAAAATGCTGTAAATGAAAGACTTGGTATTTTTATCGATCATTTAAAAATAACAAATGTTGATTTTGGTGATTCGATTGGAGAAACAAAACAAGCCGTCGGCAATTGGTTGAAGGATGTAAAGATTCCAGTAACCAGTTTAGGCGATATCCTCCGCATTTATCCGCAGCTCAATGCCCGCTGGCTTCTCACCGGCGAAGGCCAGATGTTGGAGGAAGAGCGTAAGGCCACAACCGAAGAAAGCGGCCCGGCCTACACGACTAAAATTGAACTGATGCAAAAAGTAATGGAGCTTCAGGAAAAATATGTGACAACGATTGAGCGCGAAAACGAAGACCTGCGCAAAGCGGCAGAGCCTAAAAAAGAGAAGTTGTCTGAGACTGGTACATAA